CTATTTATCGAATATACCATCTTTCGCACTGGCTGTAGACGGCACCCCAACATAACCTCCCAAATTACAATTAGAAACCCCAATTGTCTTCGTATTCGAGAAACCAAGACCTATCCCTGCTTTATCCACATCCACGTTATCAAAAGTCACGTTATAAATAGGCTTCTCCTCTGTGCCTTGAAGCACCAATGCAGCTACATTCACCTTTTTGCATTTCAAATCCTTTACATAAATATCATGCACCTCAGTAAAATAATGGTTATCCATCCCCTCGCCTGCATACATGGAAGTTACGCGTACAAAAAGGGTTAACATGACTTTTTAACCGGTTCAATCTTTCCGCTGCCATGAAGCCCAAAGGGCGGAGAAACTGAGAAAAAGTAATAGCCCGCCAGCGGAATTAAACAACAATGTATTGCATCTGTTCCTGTTGCATAAACCTTTTCTCTTTCCAGATTAAACCTTTTTATACGGATGTATTCTATCTCCATAGCCTTTGGAGTTATCTCCATAAGCTTTGGAGTTATCTCCCAAGGCTATGGAGTTAACTCCAAAGGCTTGCGGAGATAGAACAAACAGGAAGAAAACCCTTAACTATCCAACGGGAAAGGTTTATAGATATGGACAAGATCTTTTCCATTGCCCCGCTTATAGATAAATCCTTTTTAAATATTTCCATAAAAAAAAGCTGTACCCTCAGAAGATACAGCTTTTTTTATGTGATTCCGTTGCGATTCGAACGCAAGACCCACGCCTTAGAAGGGCTACAAGTACAATCACTTTTTATAACTGATTTACAATCAATTATCACGCATGTCAAAAAAAACGCCGACAAACCCTTTGACAAACCTTAGATTGTCATTGGCTATCGCATTGCGATTAATATTTTAATTCACGGCAAAATTAAAGAGGAAAAAGACAATATGAACGCCTTCCCCCTCTTTAATTACAGTTATTTAACCAAACAATAAATGTTTTCGTTGTTTTCTAACTAATACTTCTCAAAATTAGGGATTTGCAAATAGAATGAATTTCGAGACATGGGTAGCCAACGTTTCTGTTCCTCATTACATGTATTCCAATTGCCTTCGCCAAATTCATTATTTAACGCTTCCACGATTTTATAAGCTATATCTCTTACAAAATTTACATTTATCATTTTTTTATTTTGAATAATGATCGTAGGAGTATAAAGCGAAATTTTATACTCTCCACCGTCTTCAATTGACCAACTGCCTCGTGCGACTGTTATATGCGCATTGGTTTCGTTTTTATACTCTTGCACTATACTTAAATAGGTATTGAAATAATTAGTCAGCAAGTCTGATTTATAGACTTTAAGTCCTGTTGCTTTTTCTAAAAGCTTCCTAAGTCTATAAGCATCATTTACTATAGGGCTCATTTTCATATCAATATCAACGCTTCCTTTATTCCGTCTTCAAGTGCTTCTTCGTAGGTATTATAATGGACAATAGGTCTGTCAGCTAATCCCACTAAATCATGATTCGGAATAGTTAGTATATCATATATCCAATAATTTCCATACATATATGACATTTCGATATGCAGGTTCTTAGTTTCACGAAGCCACTTCTGGGCAACATACAACACTGGACACAAAAATTCAACCGGTTCGTCATCTATTTCCGTACAACATGACATACTTTGCGGAATGTCGTATCTTCTAATAATCTTATCGCAACTTATTGTGTGTTCACACTTCCAATCAAACCCTTTCTCTTTAAGCAGTTTAGCAGTTTCTAATGTTACAAATTCTTCGGTCATAACTATTTCTTATTTAATTCATCCAACACTTTCTTTACAAGTTCGTAGCGTGATAATTGCCAATCCTTCGCAATATCATCTATTTTATCATCGTAATGATTGTCATAAACATACTGATTCAAGTTGTCAATAAACCCATCACCATCAAGCCCTTCATCACAATCATCATACATATCAAGTTCACAGGCTAACTTGGAGCATTCACAGTGACTTATCCAGTCATAAACACGACCGTCATAAACATTGGTCTGTCTGTTATATTTTTCTCCAACGTGTATCACCTCACCACAAAATTCACATCTATGCTCTTTACGAGCAATAGGAGTTTTATCTTTTAATATTTTCATAATTATCTTTCATTTTCATATCTTCATCAATGCAAGATTAGAGTAATCACTATCTACTGCCAATAGTCCAATATTCATTACTGATCTGTTATACGTTAAACTCAATTTTCTGTTGCAGTACTTCGTCTGCATAATATTGGTTAAAATTTTTATCGCTTATCCACCAATTAAACCCAAACTCTGCATCGGTAAAGTTGTGGTTGAGATATCCGGCATCAATCAACTTTTGTATGGTCTGAATCCATTTATGTTTCGCATGAGGGAAACGCCGACAATCTTTTAGCTTCTGCTTATAGTTAGACATTGGGCAGATAATACATCCGATGCGCTTATAGCCTTCATCATACAACGAGCAATGCTCTATGCTATTCCCATTCAAAAACTGCCATACGTCCCTATCAGTCCAGTGAATTATTGGAGAAACAAGTATTTTATCCTTTCCTCCCACGCAAGTAACCATCTTTTCTTTGTGTTCAGAGAATTGGTCGAAGTTGCCGCTAAATTTATGACCGCTTATTTCAATCTCTTCACGCTTAGAGCGCCGGGCGCTTTCTGCTTTTCTAACGCCAATCAATGTAACCTTGCCAGCACCGGATATCTCTTTAAATTCAGCGCAACACCAACGGATTGATCTTGTAGGCAATAAGTGTTTTTTCAAAGCCATATCATAGATAGATATCTTTGGCTTAATCAATTCTACATCCGGGTAGTTCCGTTTTACGAAACGAATTACTTCCGGTGGGTCAACACTTGTAAGGCTCATGTGAGCCTTAAATTTTACTCCTGCCATTACTGCAAGATGGTAAAGGGCTTGACTATCTTTACCACCTGAGAACGCTAAATAAAAACCATTCTCTGGGTCATAATCAAGTGCCATTTGTTCACATTTGCGAAGCAAAGCGATGGAATAATCTATTTTAGATTGTAGATTCATTTCTGTTCCGTTTTGAATTAAAGTACAAAGCATCTCACTTTGTAATACAAGTCACTATTTAGCGACCGCTTTGCATACACATCTCCGTTAGAGAACTCAATCTTATTGCTTGTACAGTTGATTATTCTATTCTCATCCGTTTCTAATTTAAGTACATCTTCCTTTGTCATATTTCATCCTCCTCTATTTGAAGTAAAACATTAGTTTCAATCTTATCAGTGTATCCATCGTTTGGATACACTATTTCTTTCTCGACATATTCAATTCCGTGAACACGTATAAATTTATTATTCTCTTCATCCCAATTTGATGTTGTTCTATCTGTCAACATAAAGACATTGGCAGATTTAGGCATTTTTTTAAGCTTTTCTATAAGCTCTCCAACAGTTAATGTTTTCACAATTTTATTCCTTTCTATATCGTTATTAGTTAATTGGCAGTTTCATAAAGCACATCCATATTGTCTTACTCTGTCTTCCGGTAGTATGTCCGAAAAGAGGTTTGAACGGGATAACAGACAAAACTTCCGCAGCTTTTATCTCACTCTCATTCCATTTGAATACAAGAGTGCCGTAAGGCTTCAAGACGCGCATACATTCATCAAAACCGCTTTTTATCATTTCTTGCCAATTATCCGGAAGCCTACCATATTTCTTTGCCATCCATGATGTTTTGCCAAGTGTTTTCAAATGTGGCGGGTCAAACACGACCATGTAGAAAGAGCTATCCTCAAACGGCAAGTTGGTAAAATCGGCTATTATATCAGGTTTTACTTCTATAGTTCTGATTTTATCTCTGTCCTTGGCAGTTACTATTTCCGATCTCTTATCAACGAATAAGGCAAGAGGATTATGTTTGTCAAACCAAAACATTCTACTGCCACAACAGGCATCTAATATAAGTTTTCCATTTTCCATTAAGCTATTTCTTTTGATTTCTTCAATCTCAACTTTCTCAATACTTTGCAAAGTGCTTCAGTATTTTTTCTCGCTTGTGTAACCTCCACCGCATTTCCGATAAATTTCTTTTGGTCAGCTTGTGTGCCTATTAAAACATAATCTTCAGGGAATCCCATAATCTTTTTGAGTTCCGGAATGCGAAGCATCCGCATTTTAATATCCACTATGCCATACAGTGCCATGAACTCCTTTATCTTCACGGTCATAGGACTATCATTGTTGTAGATTTCAATCGCTACCTGACCGCTTTCTGTTGCTACCAGATAAGGCGGCATCTTATCCATGCGGGCTATTAATGTGAAGCAGGGGCTATCAACAGAGCCGCCAGCACTGTTGAACTGTGGATTCATCAGATAGTGCCATTTCCTGTTTGCGGTAATGGTCTGGGAGGGTTCCTCTATACTGCTACCTACATTTGAGAATGCAGTATTCATTATCCACGGCTGGCATGTTACCAAGTTTTGTTTCGGTGTTGTGGTAACAGCGGGGCATGGTGAGTTTATATCAGACACCTGACCACCTCCAGAATATTGATTCATAAAAAATGGAGATACAAGGGAAAGTCTGTCTTTCGTCAGAAGTGTAGGACAAGGCTGATTAATATCCTTTCCTGTATCCTTAAAGTTATAAGAACACATAAATCGGCTTTCAATTAAAGCCATCCTGTCCTTCGTTGTGACCGTAGGTGCAGGAAGTTCCACCGAATGATTATGCCCGTTCCCATAGTAAGCCGATACAAAAACGTGGTGGTCTTTACAAGTGATTGCTCCAGCCGGTTCTTCCACTGATACGTTCTTGCTGTCGGGGTGTCCGCTAAACTGCTTAGAGAGGAAACAAACTTGCGCTACTCCAAGTCTGCCTTGCGTGGCTACCACCGGACATGGTTCGTCAATCCCAGGAGCGTTATATTTCCCTGTACGGCTCATAGAATTATACTTTACGAGGAAAGCATCCTTTCCTCCGGCTACAAACTTGATAAGTCCAGCATAGATACGTTCAAGCGTTTTCTCTGCAAGAGGCTTTTCCCTAAAGATGGTAGTTCCTTCGTCAGAAAAATCAAGAACTTCCTTGACGGGTTTCCATTTTTCCAGCTTAGAAAACATGTCCTGCCTGCCACCTTTACAGTGGGTCGGTTCAGGGAATACTATCGGCAAGCTCTTTTTAGCAAAGATGCCGAAGAAGCGTTTCCTTGTGGTGTAGGCACCGAAGTCGGCAGCGTTCAGGATGCGGTGCTCAAAGTTGTAACCGTACTTCTTGACATTGCGCACCCACTTCTGATAAAGCCTGCCTTTGTCCATGCTGATAGGCTTCCCATTCTCATCCATATCTCCCCATGACATAAACTCTTCTACATTTTCAATCTGAATGTAGTCAGGGGCTATAACATCAATATAACGGAAGAGATGTTCTGCCAGCGTCCGGCTATCAGCATCACGTGGCTGACCGCCTTTGGCTTTCGAGAAGTTGGTACACTCCAAAGAAGCATGAAGCATTATCATGGCATCAGGGTATAGCTGACGGATACGTTCTACAATAGTGCTTATCGGGGAAAGTTCCAGTGTACGGATATCCTCAATAAAGTGAAGTGCATCAGGGATATTGGCATCATGTGAAAGGATGGCATTCTTGTCATGGTTCACACAGCAAACAACCTTTCCACATCTATTTCCATCCAATCGTGCTTCTTCCACACCTTCGGACAAACCGCCGGCACCACAAAAAAGGTCTATTACGAACAATTCGATATCGGACAGACCTTCTAAACTCCTTAGTATTTCTTTTAATGATTTCATAATTTTTCCTTTCTAAACAGATGGTTAAACGCATTATCCAAATCCAAGTCCAGATTCAGTTTGGACGGGTTCTGAATTATTTTTTCCGTTGAATTTTCTTTGCCATCTGTCGCAACTGTCTGGCCTTATCTAGCGAACGTATGCCTCTACAATTGTCTTCAATTATTAAGGCCGCTTCTTTTAACAGTCTGAGCAATCGTACTGTATCTGTCTTACATATTTCCATTATTCGCTTGCTATAATAATTACCACCTTGTTCTTGACATCAAACCTGTAAACAGGTAATGGTACGGATGTTCGGACATATTCCTTATTTTCAGATTTCATATAATATCGGGAAAATTCCACAGAAGCCTCTTCTCTGTTCACCGCTATTATCGAGATATAGTTATCTTCGTCTATTTTAAAGCGATAATAATCCATGCCTGCTTGTTTTATAATATCATTGGCCTCCCTGTACCTGGATATGCTCAACCGGCTGAATGGAATTGAATGAAGTGATATCATCTGATCAATAGCTAACTTTGTACTGTCATACAGGTTTATCCCGTCTTCAGGTATTGTATAAATCTGCAAATTCAAGCTGTCGACCTGTTTATCCGCACCTATAAGAAGATTATTAATCCAACGACTGATATTGACGCCTTTTGCTTTCTGACTCTCTATCATCTGCGCCACATCCGGAGTCGGTCTAAAATTGATTATTTCTGCCATATATTAAATGTATTACGATTATTACATAACACAAATTAATATGACAACTGTAATACAATGGTTATCCAATTTCCAAAATATACACCAATATTGTCAGTCTTCATGCCCTTCCTCTCCTTCTTCATCGGCAGTCGGATCAGGCAAGTTTCTGTACCTTGCATTGAGCTGGGCTATCTTCTGCTCCGCTGAAAGATCTCGTTTTGCGTTTTCTTTAAAGTCTACGGACGAAAGAGACGGCATGGCATATTTGATAATTCGGGAAACAGCAAGCACTTTATCACTAGGATCATCAATAGCCTCTATTATCTCTCCCATACTCTCAATAAACGGAGCCAGTTGCTCCATAAGCTTGTTTCGATAATGACGGACAGTCCTATATCCTTTTTTAACTCCCCCCACCTTTGGATGTCCTATTGTAAATTTACCATTTTCATCATGAAGAGGCTTTGTGTTTTCCTTAGTGCAAAGATGCAATAATTCCGGACGGGCAAACATGGTAATCCCATTGTCAAGTTCCACGCATATATTATCGTCCGACTCAACTTTGACAACCGTGCCTTTCCATGAGGTTCCATCAAGAGCCACCTTGTCCCCTTCCTTATACAATATACTTCCGTCTTGCATTATATCAACATGATACAAATGTAACTGATTACTTTTGATATTAAATAATAAAGTGCAATTTACGATTTATGGGACTTTTATCCAGGGTTCTAGGCGGCAATAAAGCCTATAAGGAATCAATCAAAGATCTTCAAAAGGCGAAGGATCTTGAAATGAACTATTATCAGGAACAGGCTTACGCTGATCCTCTTCAGGACAGTGCGAATCAGGCGGCTCTGCGTCAAGCCAGAGAACTGCTGATGGCAAACAACAAACGGACAGCAGGAAGCGCCGCTGTAACAGGTGCTACAGATGAGAGCGTTGCCTTGCAGAAGCAGGGAGCCAACCAGTCACTTGAAAATATTACGGCCGGAATAGCCTCAACCGCCACTGCCAAAAAAGATCAGGCCATGAAAAATTATCTGGATGCAAACCGATCATATACGGAGGCTATCAATAATGTGAAACAACAACAGGCCAAACAGGAATCATCGGCATTAGGAGGTCTTCTCAATACAGGTATAACGGCTGCGGCCACTGTTTTCGGTGGCCCCATAGGCGGTGCTGTAGCCAGTCAAATCACTAAAAAGAAATAGCAGGTATGGCAGTTACGGACAGATATACCAATTATCAAAAAAGAAAAGAAGCTGCCGGCATTGTCAATCCGGAGGAAGAGCGGCAGATCCATGATGAGTCTGTGGCGAGACAAGCTGAGGAAAACGCACGGGAACAGTTGCCGTTACGTCCCACGGTGGCTGTTCAAAAACCTGCGACGAGTGTGTCTACAGTCAATACCGTTCAAGAACGGGAAAATGCGGACAAGCTTCCCGTCCAGCTTCCTGGTACAGAAAAGCCGTGGCAGGAAATGAGCGCACAAGAAGCCTATGCGGCTCATCCCCAGCTGTCACCGGCCGCATACCTGTCAGGAGTGGCTTCTTATCGCAAGCAAAAAGGACAAGAGGGATTATCTTACACCGAACTTGCAGAAGCCTTGAGAGGAAGGGACCCGTTACAAAGCGAGGAGGACAGGATTAACGCCGAAAGACGTTTACGTGCCGCCGAGAGCATCAATGCTGTAGGAAGTGTTCTGGCCAATCTGGTGAATGTGGTAAGGACACGAAGAGGCAATCCGTCAATGAATCTTTCAGGAGCCGGACGTGAAGGCCAAGCACGTATTGACAGTATACGCCAATACAGGGACAATCTGTCACGTCAGAATTATCAGGACTATATCGGAGCGATCGCACGTGACAGGGCCGAGCAAGCGAGAATAGATGTAGAGAAGGCCCGTCAAGACCGATGGAAGGCACAACAAGCAGCAGCAGAACGGGAATACAACTGGAACACATATAAGTTTGAAACCGAGCAGGCTGCAAAAGCGGCAGAATCCAAACGTAAGGCGGAAGAAAACGCCGCTAAACAGGCGGAAATCGAAAGACATAATAAAGCCACAGAGGGAATCAGTCTAATGAGAATAGATAATGATTCTCAAAAGCAAAATGGCAAAAAAAATAAATATCCTTCATATCGCATAAGTGGGAAAAAAGGCTTTTCCGGCAGTACAAGAGCCTATAACCTGAATAAAAATGAAGATGTCGCACTAATGTATAACGATTTGGAAAAAACATTTGGCCTTGAAGCGGATAAACGCCCCAAATCCATAAAAGGCATGAGAGATTATATTCTCTCCATTTATGGGAAACAGCAAAAAGTGGAAAGCGGAGAAGCGTTCAATCCCTCTTCAAAACCGGAAAACAAATCATGGTCATTGAAGGGGAATAATAGTTGGTCACTAAAATAACATGAATCATGCAAGATAATAATACAGCCAGAAAGAAAGTATATGACGTATTAAGGGATAAAACCGGATACTCTGACTCATATGAGGACTTTAATCAATTCATGGATGAAAATGAGGAAGCCAGAAAGAAAGTATATGACGTATTAAAGGATAAGACCGGATACTCTGACTCATATGAGGACTTTAATCAATTCATGCAACCAGTTGATTCCTCTGTACAAATACAGCAACCTAACAACACCCCTCAAACTCCAAAGTCTGATTACTTTCAAACAGGCAACGGATATGACCCTGTTTCAAGAACATATTCAGGTGGTGTCGGAACACAGGAGGAAGCGGACAGGATTTTTGATATGAGAAACTATAATCCCAGCACACGTCCCGGCTTACGTGAACAAGTGCATTCAAAAGACAACTTTCAGTTTATCCCCCCCTCCACATCGCAAATGGAGTCAGACAAGGCGGAGGTTTCAGCTAGATATCAATTTTCTCCGATAAATTTGGGAGAAAGATTGAAAGTAGATATGGACAAAGGAAAATTGGACAAACTATTTACGGTTGAAGAAGAAAGCCGCTTGGACAAGGAATATACCCCGCGTTCCATATCGTCCATGAATGATGTATATAACAACTATCGTGACAGGTTTGCCCTGACAGAAAGAGGAAGACAGCTTTCGGAAGAAATGGCCGGAATACAGAAGGAGATTCAAGACAAATATGCCAACCGGTTTCTTGCCTCAGACGAATACAGGAAGCTGTCACAACAATATAAAGGGAACGAACTTAACCAAAAAGCAAACGAAGCGTTTCAGAAGACCTACGGAGAGGTCATTAGCAAGGAATTGGAATCATATCAGGACGTATACAATAAAGAGATAACTTCACGTTACGGTACAGACATGAAGCGTGATCTTGCCGGATTTGTCAAAAAGAGCGTAGGCTCCCATCTTAGCACCCTGACCAATGAAGTAAACAAAGACCTTGATGACATAGAGGAAAAGATTACCAAACAAAAGAAAATACTAAGAAACGATTCCAGTAATGCGATGGTGAATGCCAGAATGAATACAAGGGAAGATCCTACATTAGCACAGTACCGAGGAGAAAGGACTTATCTGGAAGGGGCGAAAGACCTTATTGATGAATCGAACAATATTATAGAGGAAGCCGGGAAGAAAGGAAAAACAAACTTTTTTAGCGGTCTAGCGCGTGGTTTCGCCGATACCGCATTTGATCCCAAACAATGGACTTTAGGCATATCCGACATGATAGGCGGCATCCGTCTGAAAAATGTGGTGGAGAAAGCGGATAAAGGAGAAAAGCTCTCACCTTCTGAAGAGAAGTTGCTTGACGCCGCTGTCACCAACATGGCGGTCAACGCCTATTATTCCTCCGATTTGGGAAGAGGATACAAGGCTGGACAAACCACAGGAGCCAGTATCCCGTTCATGCTGGAATTCGCCATAAACCCGATATCGGCGGCAGGTGAGGGAATAGCCAAAAGCATTCTAAAATACGGTATGAAGAAATTCGGCGCGTCCGCCATGAAAAAAGGAATGTCAAAAATGGGGGCACGTCTTGCCGGAGACGCTTTGGCCGCAGCAGGAATGGAAGGAACAACAGGACTGGCGCGTGTCACCGCAGGAGCACAAGACAGAATGATGGGGAATATTCTGTTTGATGTTGACAAGGATGGAAACTTGACTTATGGAGGACGTGAAGGAGGAATGGATATGGGTAAAGCCATCGGCAAATCAATCGCTTCCACTTTTCTTGAGAACCAATCCGAGATGATTTTCAACGCATTCAAAGGACTGGGCAAAGGAATATGGAAGAATGTGGAAGAGACCGTTCCCGGTGGCGCAAGTGAATTCATGAAATATATAACGAACAGCAGGGCCGGTAAGCTATACAGGGAGATAAAGGACAACCCTACTTTCAAAGAAGCCGCAAAAAAAGCGCAGTTCCACGGGCTACCCGAAGAATATATGGAAGAGGTGTATAATAATCTTGCAAATGTCCCGTTAGGTGAAATGACCTTGGAAGAAGCCACAGACCTTGACAACAATATAGACACATTCCTTGGACTGGCTCCCACTTCCGTCGCTTTCGGCTTATTAGGACTTGGAAGCATGGGGGCTGAAAGAGTAAGACACCGCCAGAAGATGAATGCGGCTTTCGGAAACATGACCAAAGAACAACAGGAGAAACTGTCCGAACTGGAACGTATGTCAAAAGAACGTGGCAATGACGACATAAGGATTTTCATCAAAGAAACCATGAATGACGGTAGCCTCAGCAAGGAAGAGAAAAAGGCCGAGATAGAATATGCGTTTGACATTGCGAAGAACAATGCCATGGAGGACATTGCAGGAGAGCAGACCCGTGAGGAGTCCGAAAAGCGCACGGCAGCACAAGAAGAGGGAACGGATATCTATACAACTCATGATCCAGTAGCCATGCGCACGACAGTCCTCCGTGAGGAAGTTTCCCGTGAACGCCTTTCATCCGTACTGGATGATGAAGCCATAGATGCGCTTGCCGGTGCCAATGACGCCCAACGTGCGGAAATGCTGGATGTCATGGACGAAGAGACCAGACGTTTGGCTACGGACTACCTACGGCAGAAAGACCGTCATGACGCAGTTGAGGACGCATTGGATGAGGCTCATGCTTCCGAATATGAACAGGCGGCTGTCAAAGTCCAGCAAATGTCTCCCCAAGGACAAGTTGTCACTATTCCGTTAGGAAGATTCGGAGACAAGGAGCACAGTTACGGAGTTGTCATAAATGGTATAGATGCCACTGGGCAACCCGGAGAAACAGGCACACTCATGGTAGTGCCATTGGAAAACGGTCCAGAAGGTCCGATATTCGCCTCATTTGATGAGAATAATGCCAAGACTGTAAGAATCAATGCAGACACAGAGATCTCAATGGTCGGACGGGATCAAGTTCTTGAACAAATGCTTGGCGCATACAACGCCGATGCCGCAATCATGGAAGCACAGCCCATATCCGCAGGACAGACATTCAGCATAGCGGATGATAATGGCACAGTGACCGGCATTTCTGTTGTTGGTCAGGATACAATGGGCAATTGGTCCGTACTCATGGAAGGAAGTCGGGAGCCGGTTTCTGTCAGCGATGAACAACTCCGGGCCATGAAAGACAATGTGGACAAAGCCGGAATACGGACTGAATACGCACAAGAGGATGAAAATAGAAGACAGGAAGAGTTAATTCGGAAATTCAGTCCGGAAGTACTTGCATTACAACCCGGAAAAGGTGACAAGATATATACAGGAGGCAAAGAGATAGTACTTGATGAGGAAGTTCCCGGCGGATGGTCCGGGAAGATCATAGACAACAACGGTAATGAAACAGGTTCCGTACTCGTGACAGAAGAGCAATATTTCAAATACAAACAGTCGCTATTTGACGCACAAAGAAAAGATGATGCGGAAGCGGCTCCGGAAATCGGCGCCTCCTATATCACTCCAGAAGGAGAAAGTATGACCATTATCGGTTTTGATGAGGAAATCGGAGGTATGTTTGTCGTTCCAACCGATGAGTACAATGAGGTCAAAAGCGATGAGGTATCAATGAATATATTGGAAAATGAAGCATACCAGTTAGGTGCGGTTCCCGTCCAAGAGTACACCGATTGGGTGAAAAAATCCAAGAGTTCAACAAATGAAACCGCTCCTGAAGGAAAAGAGATGGGAAACCAACCATTGCAGGAAAGCACAGAGAGTCCGACTTACGAAAAATCCGAACTGGACAAACTTATATCCTCCTTTCCTAAAAAGAAGGACGGAAGCATTGATTATGAATCTCTGACGCCACAGCAGTCATTCCAATACACAAATCTGACAGAATCACTTGAAACCGCTCTGGATGACTTGAGAAAGGATATAGAGGCGAGTGATGCACAGATAGCTAAATTGAATGAATCCCTGTCATCCGCCACACGGGGAAAAAGAAATGAGATAAGGGACGCTATTAGAGAAGCAAAAGCGGAGAATGAAGAAATAAAGAATTTCTACAACTCTGTCATACCCATAACAGAAACTAATAATAACCAAACAAATGGAATATCAGAAAGCAGTAAGACTGGCACGAATGGAAATGACACAAATGAGCCCGTACCAGTTTCAGAAACAAGCGAACAAGGCAAAGAAAGAGGAACTGAGAAGAGACCCGAAGCTAAGGGAACAGGTGAAGAACGCATGGGACCAGAGGGAATTCCGGACACTGGCAGGAAAAATAGTATTCAGAAGCCTGCTGCGAAAATATCTGAGTCAATAACGGATACGGAGCTTCCGGAAAATCCTCTTGTTCAGGAAATTCTGTCACGTACCGAGCCGGAAACTTTGGAAGAGCTTGCATCCTTGGTACTGGGAAAATCCCTGTTCCTGCAAATGACAGGAGAAAGAAGTGTCAGAAACATGACTGGCTTAAGTCACAAAGACCTGACGCCATTTCTTTCCATCTTCAGAAAAAAAGAGAAGGGGGGTATGACCGTAGAAGAAGCCGGAGACAGACTGATAAGCATCGCCCATGAAAGTTACCCGGCAATAGTGGCGAAAGAAGGACTGGAAAATGACAATACCGGCATGGCCGGCACAAACGCGATCCTATCCGTTCTACAACAAAGCCGAACTTTTGGTGATATCAGCAATATGATAAGAAACAACAGAACCGCAGAAGCGCAACGCGCCATAGATGCGGAAAAAGAATATGAGGATGAACTAAAAGAACAATTCTACCAAGAACAATACCACATGTCTCCGGATGAATATGAAGCATGGGTTAATGATGAGGCCTTTTCTGAATCAAATGTCTATTCGAATGAAGAAAAGTCTGAATTTTATAATACATTTGCCGATAAAATAATAAAGCAACAAGAATATGACAACAGAAGAGAGAATCCAACTGACGAAGGAATCGGAACGCGTAAAAGCGATGAGCAAGGAGGAATATTTGGCATACGCGAAAGAGGCGATGCGGTTCTGCAAGGAGAAAAACCTGTTCATGCCGTCGGAACTGAAGGATATCAAGGAAAATCCGGACAAATGGAAGGACAGACTGATGAAGGACTGCATCCTCAGAATGACAATGTACAAGATAACACATCCACAAACAAACTCCTAGACCATATCGCGGAAGCACGCGAAATGGTCGACACCTCTCCTACTGAAGCGCAGAAGGAAGCCGGGAACTATAAGAAAGGTCACATTAAACTTGATGGATATGATATTACCATAGAAAATCCGAAAGGATCCGTCCGTAGCGGAAAGGATGCCAACGGACAGGAATGGAGCATTACCATGAACAACGACTACGGCTATATCCGTGGCACGAAAGCCGTGGACGGTGACCATATAGACATCTTCCTGTCAGACAATCCGTCCGAAGGAAATGTGTTTGTAGTAGACCAGCTCAATGAAAAGGGTGAATTTGACGAAAGTAAGGTAATGTACGGTTTTCCGTCTATGGATGAAGCACGTTCCTCTTATCTTGCAAACTATTCTCCCGGTTGGGAGAACCGAATAAGTACCATTACAGAAGTAACGAAGGATGAGTTCTATAAATGGATTGATTCTTCTGTAAAAAAGACAAAGCCGTTCTCTGAATACAAGAGCGTGAATCCTGTGCAACTTGCACCTTCCATAGAATCCGCCAATGCGGACAGAATGAAGGACATAGAAACAAGACTGGCCGAAATAGAGGACAGGAAGATAGAACTGGAGGATATTCTGGTAGAAGCCGGAAATGACTCCGTTGAGAGAGACGCTGTTTTCTCCGAGCAACAGGAACTGAACCAGGAACAGCAGGAACTTGAAGCCGAATATTCCGGCTTACGCGCAATGAATGACGAAAGCAATGAGATACTTACTTCCGAAGGCAGTGACATCCGGTTTCGCGAGGTTGGAAATGAGGAAATAAGTTCTTTCGCCAACAAGCACAACCTTGATGAAGCCGATGTAAAAAAGTACGCACAATCCATGAAAATGAAAAATCTGGGTGGCGCAAGTTATGCTTTCAAATCAATCAGCAGAAATGTGCGTTTCCAGAACTCCAACCTGTCATTAGGGCAATTCGTAAAAGTTTTTTCTCCGATCAAAAAAGAGCTGTATGAAAAGTTCGGTGATGTGGATGCCTTGAGAGATGAATACGTGCAAGAGGAAATGAAAGCCCGTAATATGATGGAAGCCGCCCGTAAACGTGCGGAGGAAGAAGCCGAATCGGAAAAGAAGCGTCTAAAGGAATTTGAACTGATGACGGATGAAGAGATGGATGAGGCTTATTTCAAGGCTATGGAAGAAAATAATAAAGCCCGTATGCGTGACATCATAAACGAATCCGCACGAAGAAACGGTTATGTTTCCGCCGATGAATTCAGAATGGCACACCGCGCCCCCTCTTATGATGAGGAAGGTATTGATAAAAACATGGTTGACATTGCCGCAAACAAAGATCAGATACGCGAATCCTTAAATGAGCAGCTTCGCATGAACAGGGATCAATACAAAAATGAAAGTGCCGCCGCAATCAATGAAGCATTGTCTGCCATTGACAAAGGAGAAAAACCGACCGTTACCATCTATCGTGCCGTTCCAAAATCATTGAAAGAAGGAAAGGTAAGAAACGGTGACTGGGTTTCCCTGTCTGAATCCTATGTAAAAGTTCATGGAGAACATGCCTTAAACGGCAATTACAGAATTATGAAGGAAGAAGTATCAGCCGAAAATCTATATTGGGACGGAAATGATATCAACGAATGGGGATATGATGACAGGAGCGATTACCGCTACAAGAATACAAAAAACAACCGAAAACTGAATGACCTGATAACCCGTAACGACAAAGGTAATGTTATTCCTCCTTCCAAGCGATTCAATGCAAGAAAAGCGGATGTAAGATATCGTTTTATTGGAGAGGAAGGCGCGTCCAAACTGGATAAGGCAGAGGAAGCAACTACCCGCCTTGATAACCTGAATGTAGCACGAGAGATGGAATCCGCTTTCAATACGAAGAAAGGGCGCATTGAGAAGCTGCGGAAGAGTGAGCCGATAGAGATTACGGGCAAAGAAGTGACTCCAAGCGATGATTTAAAACAGTATAAGAAAAACGCATTGGAATACGGGAAAAATTTACAAGGAGAATATACAAACAAAGACACAGGAAGAACCATTCAATTACAAAGAGGCCGCAAGAACGGTGGTCTAAAAGAAATATTGCAGCACGACACGCTTAACGACACTGTACAAATCAAGAGTGTGGCAGCCATTCCTTCAATTATAGAAAACGCTATATATATAGATAGTTCTGAAAACCAAGACGTACAGAAAAATCCCAATGTAGTGGCTTATCATTATTATATATGTGGGTTGAAAATTGGCAGTGAAGATTATACAGTCCGTATGGTAGAAGCAGAAGAAAAAGACGGGAACCGTTATTATGACCACAAACTCACACACATAGAAAAGGGCAAACTCATAAATGAACTTGCCCTAATAAATCCTTCCTCCTCGACTGAATTGTCTTCAACGCCCGATGCTGGAACAGAAGATCGGAATCGTCCGACGAATAGAGGGGAAATACAAACTGCTCCTATTTCCAATATCAAAGATAAGAAATTAGTTTCTCTTCTCCAAACAAATGAAAAAGAAAATGCTAGGAAAATCAAGCTGGCTACAGGTTGGGAACGTGGGGCTGACGGAAAATGGAGATATGAAGTGGAGGATTTTGAGATTGATCCGAAAGGACTTGCGCGAAGAAACAGACTTTGGTCCAACCTGTCATGGGGCAAAGAGTATGATGCGCTAAGCGACAAACTGTTTGATGGAGTAGAGCTGACGGAAGAAGAGGCAGCCCGTTTTGATGAATTATCAGAAAAGGCAGAAGAACTTCGCGCCACATACGAAGCGAACGACGTGCGTTATCTTGACGATTATGTGAAGGATGAGAATTTGTTTAAGGCGTATCCGGAGTTGAAGCAGATACGCGTGGAGATATACAACGCCCCTACAAGCAATACAGGAGCAACTTATTATGGAAGCCAAAACTTGATACGTGTGAATGAGTCTGTCCTAGACAGGGCGGATTTCCGTAATATCTTAGCGCATGAGGTACAGCATACCGTACAATCAATTGAAGGATTCGCCCGTGGTGGAAACAGTATGACTTATAGAAAACACCTTGACGCATTAAAAGAAAAGCGCGATGCCTGGTCTATGATTGAAGAGTTTGCTGACAAGCGTGAGGAACTTGGAGAAGACGCTTCACAGATGGATGTTTATAATGCTTTGGTAAATGAATATCACTCAGATGGATTCGAGTTTGGGGATGGCTTTATCCCCAGCCGTAATGCTTTTGATAAGGGATTCAATCTTTGGGTACGGGGTTATGATAAAGAGGGATATGAGGATGCTTATAATGAGTATCAATCTCTTATTGAAAAATTTGGACTTGGTGGAGAAAACGACAGATACAATGAACTTTCAGGTGAAGTTGAAGCACGTAATGTACAATCCCGTATGAATATGACACCTGAGGAACGCCGCAATACTCTTGCTTCGGAAACGGAAGATGTAGCACGAGAAGACCAGATATTTATAAACGACGCTTTGGAGGCTTATGCTTCTGTGTCTGCTCCCATGAATACAGCAGTGAATGAACTTTCTGAATCTCTTCATACACCTATAGAAAAAATCACTTCCGAAGACCAGCTTCCACAAGGCGAGGCGCGCAGACGTATCGAATCGGGAGCCAACATCAAAGGATGGTACTCACCAAAGGAGAACAAGGTATATCTATATATGCCAAATACAACATCCGTGGAGGACGCACAGGCGACTATATTCCATGAGGTGGTGGCACATAAGGGATTGCGTGAGCTGTTCGGAAAGGACTTCGATACCTTCCTTGACAATGTATACAACAATGCCGCACCATCAATCAGACAGACCATCAACCGGATGGCGGAAAATGAGAACATATCCATCCGTACAGCAACAGAGGAATATATGGCAGACCTGTCCGAACGCGGACCGGCTACCTTTGCGGAGCAGTCCTTATGGACACGAATCAAAACCTTCTTTATAGACATGCTCCGTAAAGCGAAAGTGAATCTGGGATTTGAACTGACGGACAATGAGCTGAGATACATCCTTTATGAAAGCCACAACAGACTGAAACAGTCAAACTATCCTGTTGATGTGGCAAAGGAAACCGTCATGCGTTCAAAACTGGGAATTGGTGAGTTCTCAGGCAGTTCACGTACCATCCCGTCTGTTCCTCAGGGAGAGACCTTGTTCCGTATTACAGGAAAGGAAGAAAAGAAGGAGATTATTAAAAATCTGAAAGAAGAGATACGGGAATTGAAAAAGCAATTGGATCAGGCACGAAAAGGAAATAAAGAGGAATACGAGACTGCGTCAAGAGCCATGCTTTCCTTTATAGATCAAAGACTGACCAAGGAGGCGGGAGAAGAAATGGGGCCACATATGATAAAGTCACTGATTGCCCAAGTAAACAAGGCCGCATCAACAAATAAACTCAAGGAACCACTAAATCTTGTTGAAAAGTTGATAAACTATGCCCAATATGACAGTTCGGTGAAAAGGATGCAAAAAATGATAAAAACGAAGCTTTCCGGGCAGGATACAAGAGGCGTATCAAAAGGGATAGTTGTTGATGAGGCTACTAGACGTGTGTTTGACAGTATACGATCCGCTTACAAAGACCTGTTGCTAACAAGCGCTGACAGTGAACTCCGTGCCGTAAGAAGCGAAATTGTAAAACTGGGAAAACTCATAAAATCTGAGACATCCCCTGAAAGCATCACCATACTTACCGGTCAGCAGAATGAAATGAAAAGCCGAAGGGATAATCTATTAAAAGAAAGAGCCGAACTGCTGAAAACTAAAGAACTTGAATCCGTTGAAGAGATACGGAAGCGCCGGGAAGAGCTAGAGAATGCCATGGATGAAGCGGCGGAAGGAACAGGTGTGTTCACACAGACTATGGCCGATGAGTATGATTCTCTTTCCATACGCGAACTATTGGCCGAATCCAGAAAAATGAAACGAGATCTGGACAAACTGGAGGGCGATCTTGTGACCACCAGAAGAGTCGCCTACAACAACAAAGGTGAAGCACGAAAGTTTTATCTGCAGGAGGCTGAGAAAATAGCTGCACAAATACCCGTAGCGCAGGAAGAGTTAATAAGGATGACCGATAATGTGTACAATGAACTGAAAGCACTTGTTGATACCGGGAAAAGCCGCCTTGCCATGCTGAACAAGGAAAAAGCCGCGCACCGGGGAAGAATTGTCAGCATGGGAATAAATGCCGTAAAAGATAAAAGAATAAAAGGCATAAACGAGAAAGAAACAAATATGGAAAAAACTGTGTCCATATTGCAAAGCATCGGTGACTTTATCGCCTATCCCATGTATAGTTTCGATTATCTGCTGAAAGCCATAGACAGGAACCACGCCATAGGAAAAGGTCCCTTATACGATTATTTCATGAAAAGCAGTCATGGAGTGGTGGAAGCCAATGATAGGATATATTTGGGGGTAAAGGCTTACAACAAAGAACTGGAAGAAAAAATAAAGGAGCTGTTCGGAAAATCAATGGAAAATGTATTCAGGGATTCTCAAAAATCAGAAAAAAGGATTCACAAACAATATATGTACGACAGCAATTACCATAAGGAGGGCGACCTGTATGAGGCAAACCTAAACAAAGGGCAAGCGTTCTATGTATGGCTCACATGGAGACAGCCGGACGGAAAGATGAAGCTAGAGGCGGACGGATGGACGGAAGACAGCATGACCGAGATAGAGTTCTTTATAGGCGATAAATACATGAAACTCGGAGAATGGATCACGGACGACTTCTTTCCAAGGCTACGAGAAGAAAGGTACAATCCGGTCCATGTAAGAATGACGGGAACCAGCATGGCTTCACGGGAGAATTATTTCCCTATGGTCATAGCCAAATCCGAAATCCGTGAAAAGGGAGAGCTAGGAGAAACAATCATCGGTATGCCAAGCACAATAACCGGAAACATAATCAACCGTACGATAAATACTCTGAAGGTGGACACTAGCAGAAACGCTTTTGATCTGATGCTAAAATACGGAAGGGATATGGAAACTTGGGCGGCAACGGCTGAGCTGCGCCAGGATCTTAATTTCCTGCGGGGAAGCAAGGCTTTCAAGAACTATATGGAGGCAAACCATAAAGGAATGTTTGATATCTTCATGAGAGCGGCGGAGGTTGCCGTACGAAGTTTCAATGACAAGCAGAAACAAGATTCGCTCAATAACGGACTAAACAAGATATTAAGGTATTGGGCAGGTTCCAATATCGCATTCAGACTCAACACCGCAATGAAGCAGGTGCTCTCCTATCCGGCATTTTCCGCATACAGCGGAAATCCGGGGTATCAGGCTGATTTGTTCAAATACATATTCACCCCGGCAGGAAACATGAAATGGGCGAAGGAGTATCTTCCTTCTTTTGAAGAACGGGTTGATACGGGAAATATGGGGATCGAAGCATTAAAGGATGAAAATGCATTCAAAAACAAGCTGGAGAAACTTACCAATGCAGGCATGTATCCCAACAAGCTTATTGATGCGCTGACATGTGCGGCCGGAGCGAGAGCCGTTTACAATTTTGAATATAAACGTGCGCAAAAAAGAGGTCTGGGCAATGAGGAAGCCGCCAATTTAGCCAAATACAACGCTGAAATAGCATTCAATGAAAGCCAGCAGAGTTCCAGCCCGGAAATGATGTCCCCCATGCAGGCAAGCGGCAATGTGTTCTACAAGGCGCTGACCACTTACCAAAGCAGCAACATAGGATACCAGCGGATGGGTATTGAGGGGCTTCTTGAAATGGCACGAGCAAAAAGGATATACAATCTGAACATTGAATCCGGAATGAATAAAGACGAAGCCCAAAGAACAATGATGGGCAGCTATCTTACCGGGCTGAGGAAAGCCACCTTCGGACTATTTGTAATGGGAGGCTTGTGGGCGGCAGGAGGATATGGTATTGCAGGAATCACAGCACCACTCATATCCAATATCTACGCCATATTCGGATACGGGGACGGGGATGAGGATTTATGGTTCACTGATGAACAATTGAAAAGCATATTTTTATCTGCTGCTTTAAGTTCCTTGGGAGGAACTTCCATTGGACAGTTTGTCAACGCCATATCACAAGGGAACAAATATGATCCTCTCTCATTCATTACAGAGATGTCAAATCTGATAAGCGAGGCGGTAAAAGACGGATTCAACCTGAATGTACAAAGGGAGCTGGCCGCCAAATTAGGGAAATTTGCCGGATTAAATGTAGAGACACTGGAAAACATTTATCTGGGAGCCGAATCCGCCATAAGGGAAGGACGCCCCGACCTTGTAGATTTTATGTTCCTAATCAACCTTCCCAAATCCCAACGAAAGGAAATGGCCGAGAAACTATACAAGGATATGGGACCTTATGAATATCTGAACAAGATGTATGAGGCTGGAAAACTGTTTAATGACTACAGAAAGAAACTGCCCTATTCAGACGGAACATCTAAAAGGAAAGACTCTGAAATAAAAAAGAAATACATCATCAACAACCTCAATGAAAAAGAGAAGGAAACTTTGAAAAATGAAAAAGAGTTCCTAAAACTCAAAAGAAAACATGACGAAGCCGAAGATAAAAAAGAATGGTTGGAAGAACATCCGGAATACCCAGATATGGAAAAAAAATACAAGAAACAGACTATCACTAAAAAAGTGAAAAAAGAAGTTGAAAAGGTGTATAGACAATAAAACGATAACATTAAAGGGTTACCAATAATGATAACCCTTTAATGTTTACTTATTTCTCCTGCTGTTCCAGCATTCTAGCAAAATTTATTGTCGGCAAGATAACAGGTTGCATTCCAGAAAGAGATGTCAATGTAGATATATATGCCCTAAAGTAGGGGAACAAAATGGCTGGCGCATTCGAATTTACAAAACTAGTTTTATTCTCTTCAGATATTTCAGAATCAAATTCAAACAAAGCTACCATGTTTGCACTGATTTTGAAATTGTTCGTTTCATCAGAAACACCAATATACATATTTATCCTATAAATATTATTTTCCTCTATATCACCTTTTCTCTCGATCTCTATTGACATTTTAGACAGAGGTTTATCAGGATCAAATTCTATACTAGCCTTATTTATCTTATATTCCTTTAAACGGAAACTTGCTACTTTTTCTGCCATAATCACGCTGCTAACAAATCTATAGTGTCAATATTTAAAAAAGAATCCATCTCACCAAAATCTAAATCTATACAATAAAGCAAATTGCCACTATCCACAATCGGAATATTGTCAAATAACACATTATGCATATCATTAGACTCGCAAGGCTCCGAAATAAGCAAATCCTCATCTGGGAACATGGCAAAGAAATCATTCCACATATCAGACTCCCACCTTATGTATTCATCATCTCTTCTTCTAATATTTTCCGGTGATATCTCAATTATATGAAATTCAGTTATACTGTCAAACGCATATTTGATAGAAATGCCCTTGAACATATTACTAAGTTTCTTTAATCGTTCAATGATAAAATCTTTTACTGCATCCATAATCAAATATATTTTGTAATTATCAAATCTCTGAATTTATCTATAGTATCTTGTATATTTACTACATCTTTATTTGTAACCAGATTTTTCGAATAATCAGCTTTTTTCCGTTCCTTTTTTAATTTACCAAGGCAAGTGTGAAACTCAACATAATCTAATGGTTTCGCTTGATGTATCTTATTTCCCAGCTCATTCCTGATATAAGCATGATTATCTTTTCCTCTTGAATTATTCTGTATATCTTCATAAAGATATCCAAATCTCACACATAATGAATATATAGATAATAAAAAAGCTGAATAATAAGCACAATGTATTGAAGAATTAAGTTTGCCATTATCCTTCAATAATACAAAAGCATCGTAATTCTCATCAGCTTTAGTCTTTAGATTAATCATAACAATAACAGAACCCTAAAAGTTCACCTTCAGTTTTAAAAATTCATCAAAAACCATTTGTTTTTCTGCAAAAATAGATATTTAATTTTTAATCTAAAAATAAGACTAACAATTAGATAGTAATTTAGATATGTTTCTAAATTATATTTCGATTCAAAATGTAAATCAAAATTCTTTCGTAATATTATGAGTAGATATCTAATTTTGCGGATTATAGATGCCCCATATACACCTATTATAAGTTTGCAAGCCATTTCTTGCTAGACTTGGTATGTAACCAAACAACCAATGCGGAGCCTATAACGCTGGTTATTAAAAAACGTTGTCAATGCATCCATAATACCATCATATGTCCAATGAAAAGTACACTATAGATTTGAGAGCCATTTCTTGCCTTTCTGGGTATTTAACCATATAGCAAAGAAAAAGGCTAACATTCCAGAACCACCAAGCACAATCAATAAACCTTCCATAAATTACATCCTTATTATTTTATATTCCATTCTGCATACTTTTTATGCGAAGCAGTAAATATTCGTCTCTTCATTTCACCAAGATCTTATTGTTTATAATGAATCTTATTATTTCAACATACCTTCATCTTACCAAGAATCCAATGATATAAACAAGCCACAACATACGAAAGAATAAATGAAATGACAGCTATTACTACCATACTAAAAGTTTCCAACTTATACAAATAATAAAAAGTACAACTAAAGACCAGTATATGCACCAAGTACCATTCATAAGAAATCTTATTAGTAAACATAAATAAGCCATTAATAGGTTTTATATGTAATTTATATATAATCAACAACGCAAACAAATATCCAATCATAGAAGGAATATCATTATATAATTTCCAAATGCCTCCTTTTATTCCAGCAAATCCTGTAAGAGCAACACATATTATACAGACAGGTACTAATATATTAAAATTCAACGAATTGACTATTTTAGCATTAAGTTTATAGCATTTAGCTAAATACATACCTAAAACAAATTCCCAAAGATATTGTAAAAAGAAACTATTCCATACACGCACATCGCTTTTCCCAAGCATCGCTACAATAGTAGTCCATAACAGACTTATCAGCAAAGCATAAATCACCCCCGTAGATTTATTAAATAGTTTCAACAACAAAGGCCATAACAAATAAAACTGAATTATTGTTGAAACAAACCACATCTGCAATCCAAAAGAACTTTCCAAATCATTGAAAAACATTTTAAAAAGGAATACATGACTAAGTACTTGGAGAAGTTTATCCGATGAGGTATTATAAAAAGGAATCAGAGCACTTATCAATATAATTATTATGTACGGCAAATAAACTTTCAAAAAACGTCGTTTCAAAAATTGAATATAAGTAAGCGGTCTGTTTAAATATGATAAATAAAGTCCAAATCCACTACATAAGATGAATACATGTACTCCTGCCCCACCAAAAGATGAAGCAGCCATTAAGAACGGACTTATCGGAAAACTTTGCAACAAATGCATTAACACAATGGTAAAAATAGAGAATCCTCGCAAAAAATCAATAACTTCTAATCTTTGTAGCATAACAGTAATTTATTTAATTCAACTTTTCAATAGCTCGGGAGAGGCTAATCAAACCAATCACATTATTCAGATTCTTTATATATGGTATAACAAACATATATCCAGCTAGGGAAGTAATATTTCATCCCATAGAAAACAAGAAAAAGACTCATAGTTTTCATGTATCTTAAACATCTATCCATCCCACAGCATTTGTCGCAAAAAAGGAAACCGAAACAATGAAGCTATAACCAACCTTTTCATATACTTTATATTTTTTGCACAAAAATACGCATATAATTGTAATTTACAATGTAAATCTCAAGATTTTACATTACCGATTGTTTTTAATAAGATTGTTTTATATCTTTGTATACCTTTGTTATACCTGATTACTAATCATTATTGAACAGGAAGGGCGGCAATTTGGGAAAGACAGCCGCCCTTGTCACATATTGGATAAACATACACAAGACCAACCAGTGTGAAAACAAAAAAAAGACGGTCCGAAACTATATCGGAACCGTCCAAATCCTGATGCACATCGCTATGTGCGATGCAAAGATACAAAATTCCATGCAAATATTTTACATTCATGAACAAATCGCTATATTTGTCTCATCTTTAAATTTTAACACTATGAAGCAATCAATATTACTTACATTCATAATCCTATTCTTAGGTTCATGTGTCAGCAAAAGCAAATATGAAGATTTAGAAATGGAGAATTACAACCTTAGAGAAGAAGTGGACAGACTAAAAAACAAGAATACTGACCTGAACTCTACGATTCTGAACATGTCCCTACAAATAGAAGAACTACAGGAAAGGATTGAAAACGATATTAAATATGCCTCACAGGCTAGAAACGCTATAGAATCCGCAGAATCATCTTTATTTTTAGGGTTTGATAGAATATTTTGGGAATCGGAACTTGACAATGCCAAATCTTGCATGTCTTATATAAAATATGGCTATTAATTTATATAATATGGGAACAATCGAAAGGACACGGGTAATACGCCCTTCTTCAAGAAAAGATAAATCCACCTATAAAGTCGATATTGAAAGACGACAAGAAAAAGACAGTCTTCACCTAACAGTTACTCACGAAAATGACTGCAATTTCAGAAAAGAATATTATTTTTCCGCAAATCAACTATTAGGAAAAAAGTCCATCCACTTCAAATGGAACGGAAATGATATTGTTTGGACCGATGGAATTGTACCGATTCGAATTGTTAAATAAAAAACGATATAGAAAGTTTCATTTTCATGGAATAATGGAACTAGCTTTTTCGTATATTTGCATTATCAATGCTTTCTTTATCGTCAGCAAAGAACCGGTTGACGTAAAACAAAACGGTAAACCTAATTGTTTAACTAATAAAAACATTCGAATATGAATGACAATAAAATTAAATGTTAGGTTGGGCGTGATAATGCCCAGCCTAACGCTATCAAAGAGGTAGGGCAGTTTGTGTTTGATACCCTAGATTTTCTTTTTGCTGTAGTTCCTGTAATATGGGTAATAATCGGGCTCTCCGGAGGCCAATTTCCTACGGAAGTTTAGTGGATTGGACTGATACCTGCTCTCCGGAGTATATGGAAGTACATTAAGGCATAAGCCAACTGGCGCAGAGGCAGACTGCGCCAGTTTTATATTAAAAAAACTTTTCCAGTTACTATACTGAACTACAAAGACTCCATCCATTTAATTGTCTTGTCTGCCAACAGCTGATAAGCAAGAGAATTGCAATGCCAACCGTCATACCTGTCAGATGATATGAGAGTCCATTTAGACGAGTCCCATTCCTCGGGAGAGTCAATATCTTGGTTGGCTTTGTAAGCTTTAGATTGATAAATAACCTTATCATCAGTTTTATAAGTTTTTTTATTACTATACTCCTCATATTCACTCCAAGTGTCGACTCCATATATAGCTCTTATGTCATAGGATGCCAAATTAATTCCACTATGTCTCCAGTCTAAATAAGGTATTCCCCACTTATCTAATACTTCTTTAAACTTTACGACCTTATCTCTCCAATATTCATAATTGCTAATGTCATAAGTTATGATGAAACCTATCTTCTTACCGGGGAATTGTGTTATTGCATATCTACAGATCGCCTCCAAACATCCTATTTGTGTATTCAATTGCAATTCTTCATCAAAACCCTCAGTAATTCTACCCATAGGAGCATAATTAGGCTTGCCTGAGTCATTTAAATTAACCCCATTTACTCCGCCTTGGAGAATAATATAATCACTATTTTTATCGACTTGAGTGAGTTGCCAATATATGCTATAAGCATTCCCCGTGTAAAATGGATATAATATAACAGATCCGCCTTTAGCCCAATTTGTACATTTCAAATTAGTTTTCTTAGATATATAGTATGTCAAACTCTTAACTGATTCTTTATTGTCCTGACCAATCATAATAGAATCACCACAAAATGCTGCACGTTTTCTACTAAGATGGCTTTTATTGGATAAAATTTGAGTAAACATTCCATTTTTAGAAACAGTCAATGGATACGCCACATAACTGCTAAATATAGCTTTGACAGCTCCTGAAGGAGCTTCTAACAGAACCGCTGATTTAGATTCGTCAAGCCCTTGAGCGGATTTTTCAATAACATTACCATCAGCATCGGTAAAAGCCCATAATCTATATGAATTACCTCCATACCCTCTTACCGCATAAATCGCACCTTCTTCAGTATTATCTATTATTTGATTTACCGCATAATTAGGCGATGTTTCAACCAAGATAGATCCACTTGTATCATACCTCCCCGGATACGTTTCGTGAATAATATTACTGATATCAGATAAATCATTATCCATTGTTTTTAAAGCTCGTATCGATACGTTGTTTTTAGATACAGTTAATGGATATGATGTATAACTACTAAAAATTGCTTTAACCGTACCAGATGGTGCTTCGACAATTATTGCTGAATTACTTGAATCGTGTTCCTCTATAAGATCTTTTTCTATAATAATATTTTCTTTATTTACAAAGGCATACAACCGATAATTTTTACCGCCATATCCCTTTACACTATAAACACATCCTGGATAAGCATTTGTATCAATGATTTGTTTAACTTCAGGCGTAAAAGATTCTATAATTGCATCCCCATTAGTCTTATACTTCGCATCAACACTCTCATTCGAGTCATAAAATTGGGGCGTAAAATGTTCCGCTTCATGGTCTAGTTTATAAGTGATACCAAGCAATGGCTCAACTTTTTCAAGTCTTTCATTAATATCATTTATCTGACCATTTTTATATATTGCAAATTTATCTTTATATGAAATATAACAACTGAATATAGCTTTAACAGTTCCTTTAGGTGCAATACAATATTCGCCTGAATCTGTAAGATCAATATCTGTACTTTTAGATTTAGTTAGTATATTACCATCAGCATCGGTAAAAGCCCATAATCTATAATTCTGTGATGCATAGCCTAAACATAGATACCTGTCTCCCTCGTGAGAATTGATATCTACCATCTGTAGAATATTAGCATTATGATTATTTTCCACTTTGTCACCACCTGTGTTATATTCTCCCTGTATTATTCCTGTAACATTTTTTAAAATTTTACCTTGTAGAGCTAACTCGGAAATTTTCTCACTTACAGCCTTCTGTGACATGACTTCAGTTTCGCTATTCCCCAGTTCCTGCACCACACCGGCATTGATGGACTGGAACGGACCGTGATCCACCCATCCGCCGGCATTATAAATATTCAGGTGGTAGATGGGCTTGGTATGTTCGGTATCATCGTCCGCATAGGTAGGTCCCACCATAATCATATCACCCTGCTTAGGATTAGGATATTGTGATTTATCTGTTACATAGGCTTTAATAGACAAACTGTTTGTAACTTCTCCGCTAAGATCTGACCATGTTTTGTTATCCCGCGATATCTGGAATTTGTTATCCTGAAAACGGAAATAAGCTGCAATGTAATCCGAGCACACCTCCCATGTCTCGTTATCATAGGAGAAGTGAAGCTTGTTATCTATCGTTTTGAGCCACGGGGTAAGTCCGTTATCCCCTTTGGGCCCCAAAGCAGCTATGCCGGTATCCTCACCGTTAATCACCCATGTGCCTTTTACCGATACGGAAATATCTCCAGAGAGTGTTAGTTCGTCCACACGTACCCAGTTGACATCAAGCCCCCAGTGAAAGTTGTCCCTCTGTGCATCATTCACACATTTCTCGGTTATGGCATTCCCCTGCATATCCACGTATGATATGATGATCCCCTTACGCCTCATTTCTTTCGGAACAATATTTCTCGTACGTCCCGCTGTACCCTGATACTGCACATAAATATTGTTATACTGTGCCAGTATCGCTTCCAACGACGCGCCGGTTCTTCCGTCATGTACCGCCTGTATCACTGTACGAGGATAGAAAGGGAATCTTCTTCCCAACATTTCATCAAGCTTGTCCATCTGCCTGATACTTGCATACTTGCTGTTGCAGCAAGAATCTTGTATGTTGTTATCTTCCATGATGTTTTTTAAAAAAGTTATAGAATTAACATTTATTCCAGACCATCCCCTGTCAACGGAGAAAATCCTTCTGCCAGACATCTTCTCTTTAAGGCATCACGATATGATTTCATTGCCGACAGTTGCCAACGCTGAAGTATTTGTTTATGCACTTCCATTTTAGAAAACACTGGAGATTCATTGATGAATTTCTCCAACTTTTCCACCCGGTCATTAAGTTGCTTATACTCTTCTAGCATTCTTATTTGATATCCTTGTAACATGGCTTTTATTTTAATTATCGTTATTATACTGTCGCCCCAGTAGCGTCAACCCACTCATTATTACCTTTATAATATATAGGTTTCGACAATGTACTATCAAAATATTGAAATCCTACTAAAACATTAGTAGGTCTATTAGAAGTAATTCCTGAATCAAACCAAGTCCCTGATAAAACAATTCTATCAACATTTAGATTTATGACTTTAGTTTTATTTCCAATTATAGTTCCATTTCCAATAGTACCTCCAATAAAATTAAGCACGCTATTATCAGGAACAGTAAGAGTTTTTCCTTCCAAATCTATATATCTGATAATATTATATATAGTATTACTTTTAATAAAATCATTTAATTTACTTGCGAAAACAACCTTTGTCACTAAAGTTCCGTCAGGATTTAACCAATCAGACTTAGACCAAGTTAATATATTTCCAAACGTATCATAGGTTTTTATCCCAATTAAAGTATCAGGCAAAGTAAGTATATCCGAGGTAATAAATTCAGCATCAACAGCCTCTACCGGATATGGATCTGTATTTTTAGGGAACCACTCATAAGTGTTAAGAGTAGCCCATTTGGTATCTCTCACTATCAATTTGCCATATTTTGAAGAAACTTTAATCCAAATGTCTAATGTATAAGAAACAGGGTCAAATATCCATCTTATATTTAAAAAAGAATCATTGCCAGTATCGTATCTATCAGATAGTATATACAATTTATTATCTACATATAGCAAAGAATATTCGGTTAATATCCTATATGTCGAATATAAAAAACGAAAACCGCTTGTCGGAACTTTAGTTATCTTAATGTATTCATAAGATTCCGGAGAATCAGAAATTGCATTATTAAACCTTATAATCCCCAAATTAATATCATAAGTATTATCTGCAACTTTCCCATAAATTCCCTTCTTATCCTTACAAAAATCTTTACTCAAATCCGTCGGAATAATATTAGTTTCATAACTGCTTCCATAACCTGTATTATTTTTATATATTTCAATTATAGGGTAATCAATTGCCAAGTTTATAGCGGATTTACTTGTATTTGCTAATTCCCATCTTAATTTACACTGTGAATCCTTCGGATCCGGTATTATATCGTATAAATATTTAATAGATTCTATTGATACTAACCCGTTTTGGAACATATCGGTTTTCAGAGTATAATCTATGTTGTCAACATTTACTATTAATTTATATCTTCCAACTTCATACAAGGGCGTATCTACGACTGCTAATGACGGATTAACTATAAAAGTTAAATACTGATGTATAACAGTATATTGTGTGATAAAAGTTGTAACATCCAAATCAAAAGAAACCGCTTTACCAGCACCAACTGTAACATACATTCTTTCTCCCCTAGATACATTTTCTGAATAAATGTTGTTTTTAACAAAATCCTCAGGAAGATTATGGCATTTAGTTATATTCGCTCCATTAAATATTATATTATTAAAAGCTGAAAAATTGCTTAACACATAAGGAGTATCTTCTCCTGGTTCATCATGCGTATTTATATTTATATAATTACCTTTAACAGCATAAGCTGGGCTTCCTACAGAATATAGATAATGAGATACATAACTATTTAAAAAGCCTGTGGTTGAAGTAAATATTAATATACTATTACTACACTTCAAAACGGCATTAGCACATAATATTGAGGATTGTTTATCTCTTTGATACCCATTAGCATTCAGAACAGCTTGAATATAATTATCATGTCCTCCCACATAAATACCATTTGCACAATTTTGTTGAATATCCAAGCCTGTTACATTGCAATAACTGCCACTTACATAAACTGCGTATTTACTTCTAGGAGTAACAGCATCATATTTATATCTCCAGGCTTTATTGGCAACAAAAACTTTACAATTAGACATTCTTGAATTTTGAGATAAATAAATACCTCCTTGTTGACAACTCCCAACCGTACTATTATGAATAGAATTATCAGTTCCTTCCATAAAAAAAGCATAGTCACCGCATGCGTAATATGAGATAGAATCTATTATTCTACATTCTCTATAAGTCCTTTCAATACTTACAGCTCTATACCCATGCTCAAAATGGCAGTTTTCTACATATATTTTAGCGTCCCACTCATCCGTATCCCCATTGACACTTTACCTAAAACCTATACCATTATAGTAATCCCCCAATATAAAAGAAAGCCCTCTAAATAGAACTTTCACAGCTTTTTCAGAGTAAAAAATATAAGGAAGGGTATTCGCATTTGGTAAATCATTTACATCAAACTCCTTAGTAGTTGGAGATTTTATGATAGTTTTACCTTTTTCTCCAAACAAAGTAATATTACTTCTTACCTGAATCGTATTACCTATAAAATAAATTCCATTGTTTAATTTAACAATATCAAAATTATTAATGGTATCCTGTATAGATTCAGTACAATCATGTACTCCATCTGGAAGTGCTCCAAACCACTCAGGACAAGCTGCCGCCACATCCCAGCTACCATTTATTGTTATAGCACCAAATATCTTTTCCAGTCCTGCTTCAATTTTGGTATTGTCGCCAACGACAGTACCATTACTAAATCCCCCTCCTTGAAAATCTAAAGTGCATTTTGACGGAATAGTGATAGTTTTCCCCTCCAAATCATAATCATACTGTATGACATAAATCGTATCAGACCAACATATCATGGACTGGGTCAGAATATTTCGCCCTGCCACAAGATTCTTGCGCAGATAACATCTTCCCTTCCCTGAGTAATTATTCGGATCATACCTTTTATTAGCCAGTTTCAGTTGACCGTGAACCGATGTAATATCCTCATCATCCGCAAAATTGGTTATGCTCTTGTTACCGATAAGCTGTTTGGTGGATTCACTAAGCATCTCGGGCGTTATCATCCCGTCCATCACGGTAGGAGGATTATCAATGAACATATCATTGAATGTATCCTCAATGTGACGTCTGACAGCTTTGCGTGTAAGATAAGTGTCCGGTATACGGTTGCCGTTCTCATCCGCTATGGCCCTATCAGCCACCATCTCCGGTGCTTCCATCTTCTGAATGAATACCTCTTCAGCATGAATCTCATTACGCTCCGCCTCTAAATCAATCTTCCACCAGCTTTTCTTGTCTTTCCAAAGCGAAGCAGAATTTCCCTTAAAATACCATGTTTCAGCCTGATTGGTGTAAGCAGAAACAAACGTGACCTTCATGCCGGGTATTCTGTATTCCTCCGGTACAAGCGCTATGGCATCTTCAAAAGTAAACACATTGCTCTTTTTTACAACAAAAGGGGCCTCGGACGTGCTTCGTTGTGCTACAAACGACGTTTTTGTGTACTCCGGCATGTTGACACGATCACAGGATCTGTATTTCTTCCCCTCAACATAATCAGGAAATGCACTGAAATATCTCTGTTCCTTCCAATCATGTGAGAATATCCGGGTATCTTGGGTATGATTACGGCTTACATTATATTCAGTCAGCAGATTATAATCGAAGATGCTCACCTTATCGACTGTGAGATCATAAGTTCCCAGAACACCGCTCAAATCATTCCATCCGGCCCGATATCCTTTAGGAACAAATCCTTCAACATAGTAGAAGTATGGCTTTGTTTCCTTCACACTGCCGACAAGTGCCCATGACGGTTGTTCCATCTTGTCCGGCAACGCTTCGGAAGTTGCCACATGACCTATATAATTGACATCGTTCAACGTCTCCATTTTAGGAACTTCGGCTCTGTCCGCCTTATAAGGAATAAGCCCCAGCAATGCATTAATCTGATCAGGCGTATAATGAATATTTTCATGATATTCATTCGGATGAGGATCACATGCATGATGAGGATGAAAGCAAGAATCAAATCTTTCCATATAAATATATTTTTTATTATTCAAAGATAAGCAAGAGCTTCACAATGAAATGTATATAATAAAAGAAACTCAGACTTTCACAAGCCCGAGCCCCTAAAACCTTAAACTAATACCTATGTGCTATTTTATTTGAGCGCAAAGTTACCTTCTTCCATAATGACTTTAAATTCCAGCTACGAGAAATAACACGAATCCTGTCACTAACCAGCAGACGATGATAATAATTCTGCCATTCTATCATTTTCTCCTTTCTTTCCCCGTCCTGACAGGAAGGTAAGCCGTTCTTGCTTTTCGTGTAATAAAAGCACATCTCTTTCAACTGCCCTCGGTTCATTCGCATACGGAACCTTCCCCGGTGAAGAAGATATTTATAACTGTCCCACCTGTCCTTATAATAATCATAAGTGATAGAGATGAGCTTCTGTTGTGCAGGATCCCATATGACAAAATAACGCCTTCCATCCTGTTTATTCTTTTCCTCAGCCTCTTCTATCGCCTTTTTCAACAACAAGCTGGACTTCCACAGACTTGCGATCCTGCGTTTCCGCACAAGGCTTTTTACCGCCTTCAAAAACAACTTAATTTTTCCCATAATGTTACTAATTTTTATATAATATAGCCTCCGCACCCGTCGCCGACCTGTTGAGGCGTTTCATGTTATTCATTTTCTCTTCCATAGTGGGCAACACCCTCACCGGATATCTGTCCCATTCAAAACGGCTCACGTATAATCCTATTGCCCTGCTCATTACCCGATCATCATGCTTCCCTGCAAGCGCGCCGTATTTGCCGTTCGGATATTTCATGTACCATCCCAATTCCTTTATCATTCCGGTTTCACGCTCTATCCACAGTTTGTCACGCACACACTGTTCCATATACTTAATAATGGCCACTTTTGTATTACGGTTGGTATTAAACCCCCATCTGTTTTCTTTCTGGCTCCTTTTTTCCAACTCGCTCCGATTATGCGCATATACATTATCATAAAGAGGGATAAGAATGGGAAAGAACAATTCGCTGACGTTGTCCGTGTCTACATCATTAAGCTTACTGTACGCCGTGTTGTTCTCGACAATGAGCAGAGCATTGTTATAGAATGACGCAATCTGCGCACATTTGATCGCAAGCAGATCTGGATCTGTATGCCCGTACCATTCCGCCACCACACGCGGTCCAGCGTCCTCATTGAGCACTCCGCTATCGGCCATCATATCCGCGCGGTCCAGCACAGTAATCACAGAGTAATCACTCGTCCTATATTTCCCCCCGATATCAACTGACACAAAGTAGCGGTTTTCCAACCTCCATGTCTTGTCTGGCATCTCCCATATTTTCAATTCCCCTCCTTTACGCCTGAACAGTTTCAGCCCTTCGACAGCCTGTTCACCTTTCGGGGATTTTCCGGAAATATCCCCCTGGAATACCGGCTCACGGCAGAACCTTCTGAGTTGTTCTACCTTGTAAATGTCAAATACAAGCTGCCCGGAATACTTGAATGCCTCCACCGGATCGGACGGATACTCCTGTTGCATGTCCTGTATGTCCGCATACTCCTTCATCTTCTGCCTGTACCAGTAGATGCCTTGCAATGTCGCTCCAATAGTCCACAGCCAGTACATATAGTCCCAGTTTCCGGACTTATCGTTACGCCTTTCTATCAGGGTACAGGCCCATTCCAGCATATCTTCCGGATCGAGACGGTATTCCTCTATCTCCCACCATGCGACAAACAACGGCTCGAATGCGGACAGTCTCTCCCCATGATCATCCGTTCCATTGGCACGATCCCATTCATCCTTGTAGAAATTCTGCCCGTTCGGCGTGCTTTCATACACAATCATCGTATACGGTTTGTACAGGATTCCCGAACAGGATGATTTCACCTGTTTTTGCGGATCCATCTTTTCCGTCTGAGGCCAAAACGCCACCTCCGTACAATGCGCCATGGCCGAATCACCACCACGGGCGCCCTCCGGATTCATCGCGGTTGCCGTCTTGATTTTGCAGTTCCGGGAAGGTATAAGACTTATGTTAGAAGTTCCCCCTCCCTTGATCTTCGGAAGAGAGCCGTCAAACTCTATCCCCTCTTCATAAAAAAGGAATTCAGGAAGCTGGGTTATGAGCTTGACATACATATCCTTCACTTCAGCTGCGCTATCCCCCTGATGTCCAACAATAATGCTGTTCCAACTCTTCACATGCATTATCTGTATCCATGACATGTATATCTGTGTACATGTGGATCCTCCCCACTGGCGGGCTTTCAGCAATATGACACGGATAGGTTTGCCGGCACGGCGCATTCTTTCAAACGTCTCAGCCAGCTTTACCTGCGCCGGACGCAGAAGAAAAGGCACATCCTCCCCTCCTTCCTTGTTTTTGATACGCGCATACGCATAACAATAGAAATAAAAATCGTATTTGGCCCAGTAACGGAGAAACTCCTGAATGACAGTATTACGAAGATCCTCATTATATTCCCCGTATGTCCGCCAGCAGAACTCCTCTATACTTCCGGCAAGATCCAGTTTATAGATAAAACCGATGGAGAACATCTCGATAGGAAGGAAAACAGATGAATTTACAAAATCATCCAGACATATCCTCTTCCGTTTTCCGGGAGCGTTTTCCCCTGTCAACGGGTTATAGGACTTGAACAGTTCCGCTTCCCGTTCACGGTTCCTGCGGATCATCTCCTCCGCATTCCTTATGACAACAGCTGAGAAAAGAGTTTCTATATGGTTTATTTTAATGTTCTTTGCCATCCAACCTCCAGTTTACGCAATATCCATCCGGCCGCCAGCATAGCCGCATGATATCCACCCGCAATATGCGGCAGAAAGAAACCGAGAGCGGTTATGGCAAACAGCCTGTTACGCCTTCCCCCATCCATGGAGGACAGGCACAAGCCCGTATAATAGTAGATAATGACACTCCATCCGATCACAGGACTGCCGGAAGGAATGAAAAATGATATTCCGACAGCGAACATCCATGCGACCAGCGTCCGTGCAGGGGTTATCACCTTCCATAGAAAAGCCCATGCCATCCCGTTCAAAAGATAATGAAGCCATCCGGCATGTCCGAACATATAAAGCCAGTGACTTCCTGACAGGAATTCATGATACGGCAACAACACGGTCATGCACAAGTAAAGCCCCATGGAATATCTCATTTTCATAGCGATATACCTATTTCATCCCAGCTTTCCATAAAATATGCTGTATACGGTCAGGACTTATCCCAAATGAATCAGAAGGTCTCTCTATCGCAAGTCTTACGATAAGACGGAGATTTGCCTCCGATTTTTTTTTCATGATATCAAGGCAACAGCGGATCAGGCTGGAATACATTTCATATTTATACAGACTGCAATCAGGTATATTACCTTCAGTCAGATATCTGTATAAGATCACGTAAGCCCGGTCCTCACTGACATAATGCTGCTTCGCCTTCATACCCGCAATTTCCTTGCATATATCCTTGTAGTAAGAGAATGTACACGTCTTTTTCAATTCAATGAATGTACGTACAATCTCCTTGTTCCTTATTAATTGTATTTCGCTGATATTTCCCTTGTGCTTCATGTGACCTCCTGTTTAAATGATAGCGAATGTACTTCCTGTAGATTGCATTATATCAATCCGGCTTGAACTAATACTACTAAATTTGTCAGTATAAGACAACAATGACATATCATGGAAGAAAAAAAAGAAAGAAAATCATGGAGAGATATTGTTTCATCCAGAAATCCGGACCTCGACCTTGAGGACGACCTCGCTGTCGGCGAATTCCTTGATGACTCTTTCAAACGTTATGACGATAGTGAATCACAGAGAGAGAATCTCAACAAAGTTCTTGCAGAAGACTCAAGAGCCGCCGGCATCCTGACCGGTCTGGCAAGCGGCATGGATGAGAACGGTGAACCGTTCTCTCTTGTGGAATATCTGATAACCAATTACGGGGATGATATCAGGGAAGCTGCAACAACGGAAGAGGCCATCAAAAAAGCAAAAGAGAAAGAAGCTGCCCGGATAAAGGAGGCGGCCGATGAGGAAAAAAGAAAAAGAGATGCGGAAGAGAAGCTGCGCAAAACAGATGAGGCACTGACAGAAGCTGTGCGGCAGGTCAATGTTGATGAGGCGAATGTAGTTTCCATGTTGGAATGGCTGTACGGAACACAGGATACAGACGGTATCATTCATAAAATTATCCGGCACGAACTGGATGCGGAAGACTGGAAAAGAATCATCCATGCCTTCAATATGGACATGGAAATAGAAGCCGCCCGAGAGGAAGGACGTAAACAGGGACGTACCGCACGTCCGGGAGCTATACACAGGAATCTTGCGGAAAAAGTTCCGACGGACCTTGGAGGAGGCGGGAACGGAGGAGGTGAGGAAAAAGTGGAGGATCCTACCCTACAACGTTATAAAAACATGAAGAGACGTATTTAATCGTCTATCGCTTTCAGGCTCATATCACAACTTTTATTTATAAATTTAAAAACAAATCGAGAACAATGAAAAAGTTAAAATCAACATTCAAATTTTTCTTTTCCGTATTGCTCATGTTCCTTGCCGGAGCGACCGGGGGAGGTTATGCATGTGCCGCCGATGTTTCGGACGGAGGCTCAGTCCAGGATCTAGGGGATGGCGGAAAGGTAGTAGGCGGGGAAAGTTCCGTAACAAAGAACGAGAAAATCATGGACGCGGAATGGTACGTGAAGCAGATCGACAAGACAATTGTCGAGATGAAGTTTACCGGCACGCCTATTGATCAGATTCTGCGCCATGGGGCGACAAACAAATCGGACAGCATCGTAATCAAGTACTACAGTGTCGGACAGCGTCCGCTACGGGCTACCCTTGCCAAGCAGCTTGAAGCCATGACTACCGAGACTCCGAAAGCGATAGAACTGGAGGATAATAACATTGTGGGCGCAATGGATACGCTTCTTGTCCTGAACGCTGACGGAACGTTTGTTTCCGGTTACAAATCCGGTACCGATGAAGTGGATCCTGAACACCCATTGATGCTGCGCGTGCACGCAATCAACAGTGAGACCAACCTTCCGCTTGTCTATGCCGTAAACGGAAAACAATCAAACAATAAGAATCCTTATCTTATTCCGACCCTTGCAAAGGGTACCGTCCTTCTAAGAATGGGGCGCGCGGCCGCTGAAAAGGATGTGTCTACAGGAAGGTATTACCAGCTTCCATCACCGGACGAACAATATTGCCAGCGTTTTATCATGCAGGTAGAGCAGACTATCTATGACCGGTTGAGTAAGACCGAGGTGGAATGGTCATTCACACGTGTGGAACGGATGGCAATGGAAGACATGCGTATCGGTATGGAAGCCTCCGGACTGTTCGGAATCAAGAGCAAACATGCAGTGAACGGACAAGGCAATGTATATACTTGTGAAGGTATCTGGTACCGCGCCGGAAAAGACCTTGAAATCGGACATTGGGAAAAAGTGCTTGACTCTGCCGGAAATCCTGTGGTGGAAGAAGGAAAATATGTGCAGCAATATGTAATCTCGGAGGATGAGCTTGTAGACCTTGTAGGACGCATCATTGAAGGTGCCGGTAACGGAAGCCGCACAAAACTTGTATTTGTTGACAATACCATCTATGCGGCATTATGCAAGATCAAGACCAACAACCGCACACGTATCTTCGAGCCGGAACGTGACTACAACAAATGGAGACTTGACTTCCAGTCATTCGAAAGCATGGGAACAAAACTTCTGTTTTACCGCCATGACCTGTTCAACGCCTGGGGATTCAACGGAAGAGGTTTCTCTCTTGATCCTGAATATCTTGACAAATGGGTATTCCAGAACTGGGAGCGCAGCACATACAATCTGAAAGAACTGTTCATAAGTAACAGTGACGCTGTTGTCATGCAGGAGTTCTCCTGCTGGACACTTGGATTCCCAGATGCCCACGCGCGTCTGTCCATTCCGGAATATGTTGAGATTCCGGTTCCTGAATCCCAGACTGTATAATAGAACCTTAATCATCATCAGAGGTGGAGAAATCCACCTCATCATTATTAATAATGTATGAAGAAACTTTATAAATTCGTTGCGAGCTCCTCACTATCATTTGCAGTCATTCACTGCGGACGGATGATGTACGTCAACTTCTCCGCTTTTTTCCGTGGCAAATCAACCTATCATACAACGGATAGAGAACTGGCTGAGAAAATCAGGGCGCACAAATGGTATCGGGAAGGACGCATTACCGAAACAATAGAAGAAGATGAAGATGTAATACATGACGAAAATGACGTAAATTCCGTATTACAGGAAACAGAGGTAAAACAAAGATACAGTATCCTTGGAAAGCGGATGTGCACCTATATTCCTCCGGCATCTTCTAAGCAGGAAGAAAAAGAATCCGAAAGCGCAGAACCGACCAAAGAAAAAGGCATTCAAGAAGACAGAGACATACAAGAGGATATTGAAAATGTGACCTCATTCCTTGAAGCGAAGGATTTTTTTGAGGTCAGATTCAAAGTACCGCGCTCGCAATGTGGAAATAAGGAGGCTCTGTCCTCATTATGCAAAGAACACGGCATACAATTTCCCAATTATCCATTAGACTAAGCCTCATGATACCTGTCAAAGATATACTAAAGACTTTACGCACAATCATCAATGAGAGTGCGACAGAAGAAGACAGTTTCACGATTGAGACCGATGAGGCATTAAAAGAGTTCATCAGACTCGCGCTACTCGCACTGATGAATGACGAAGGGGTGATGGCCGAAGCTTCGGAAATGACAGATTCATCCTCAATCTCATTCGAGAAACGTCCTGACGGTTTGTTTTTTGCCTACATAAAAATACCTGCGGACTATATCAGGCTTGTCAGTGTGAACCTGACTGGGTGGAGATATCCGGTCACTATGTTATATCCGGACAATTCGCCACTATACAGCGCACAATATTCATCAGCTCCCGGTGTAGGTAATGGTCCCTCAATACCGGTAGCATTCATCACCAACGATACCATGAGGTCAATCATTGCCCATGCAGTAAAAGAACAGGGGGGATACAGTCTCAGGTATATTCCAACTCCTTCAATCTCAGAAAACGGAGAAATCAACCTTCATAACAAATATGCAGGAGCATTGGCATATTATGCAGCCGGTCTCTATCATATTTCAATAAATGAAAATACCGGTGCGGAATCTGAATTTGCAATAGCTAGATCCTTGATACGTTCACACACTCCTGAATCTTCTACAAGTAATACAGAATAATTGTGATTTGCTTTCAATTTCGTATCTTTGCGGAAATCAAAAACAAGATCATTATGAAAAATGCAAAAACACATGAAGCTTACTCAGAGGAAGAATTAAGGGAAATGGTGGAATGGTTTAATACGAGAGAATTACCTAAAACATTGCAAATCAACAAATCCTCATTTTCTCCCGACCTCCCTCTGACAGTAGAAAGCCTTATAATGCAGGCAGAACAGAATCTTGGGAATTACAAGATGGCAGGCTCTTTCCGGCTTCTGAAGGAAATACGGGAAAAACTGGAATCATAGTGCTTATCAAAAACAGACGGTTCGATTTTTGATAAGCACAAACCGTCTGTTACAAAGAATCAGACCATTGCATTCTTGCAATACACATAATCCCAAATCTTTGTTGTGTCCCCCCAGTCCTGATCCTCAAAATAGAACTTATGAGCACCTTTAATGATCTGTTCATCATTATAAACTGTGCAAAGATCGGAATAAAAGGCATTGAACGCTACATACTTGTCCCATTTCGTAGTTCCAGCCGGAAATCCCATCATCCGGGTACTTGCCTCTATCTGTTCCGCCGTCCAGTGCGCACCCTCACATTTCTTTCCATCCCTATCAATGTACCTCATCATGCCGACATCAAACATCGCAAAAGCTTCATTGTAATGATTACCATACATGATTCCATGTTGCTCACGCATAAATTTCCAGTACAGTTCCGGATGTTCTTCCTTCACAAGGCACAGAAGCTCGCTCATGCTTTCCACACTGCGCATCATGACCTTGTCACTTGTCAGACCCGCCCTTTTCGCATCGTCCAACATTTCTTTGAATGTATACTTCATAATCAATCTGTTTTATCTTCGTTATCACTCAAACCGGCAAGTTGGATTGTATTTCTGTCCTGCATCATGGAATCAAGACTTCTCCTGATAAAAGCGTTTTCTTTCTCGATTTTCCTTGTCCGGATAAAAATCTGGTCAAGAATGCACGGAATCATATCCACCTCACCATTTGCCAGCAACTGGCATTTGCTGCAATCACCTATACATTTGCCTTCCACTCTCATAATCAACCCTTTCTCAAGTTATTAATCAATGTTCCACCTCTTACAGACAACAACGATTTGACACCGCCTGTCTTGACCATATTGAACAGCTCAAACAGATCATCACGATGTTTTTTGAAAAACGGATACATGCTGATAACCGTCCGGCTGGTCAAAGCCCGCGTATTAGACAATTCGTTGAATGCGGTCTGAACAGCTTCCTTCTGCTCGTCATTCTCGCAATCCACCACAATATATAATTTCCTTAATGCCATAATCAATCAGGTATTTTATCAAAATCTATCTCTTCCTGCGGTTGAGACGGTACCGAACGCTGGCCATACATGTTATCATTGACCTGCTCCACTTTTTTCCCGGTGAACAAACCGGCTACGAATGTCAAAGCCGGAACGCCGTATTCAACCACCTTAGGATGTTCTTCTATATAGTTTGCTATCTTGGTAGCCATTGACAGGTATTTATCCACCCCCTGTGGCTCCGGCTCAATCTTAAGAGGGATACCCATGTTTCTGGCAAAGATATCCGCAAACTCATTGGCTTTCTGTGCCGCCTCCAGCGGTTCGGCATGTTTCTCCTCTGTCATATACATTAGCATATAACTAAACGCCTCGGCCCTTGTTGTAAACTTCAACTCCGTTTGCGGTTTCTTAGTTTGAAACATGGAAAATCCCATCATTTACTTTTTTTTGATTTTTCCTCAACAGGAATCTCAGTTCCGGATATCCCATTAATCATCTGCATGGCATTACCCATGATATCATTAATGGTATCCGTATCATTGCTTACTTCCGGTATGTCAGCCTCACCGACAACATAAGCCTCAATTTCCGCTGCCTTCGCAACCACATCCTTCTGCGGTGTACCAGTCCCCATTATAGCTACAGCCTGTTCTACTGCAAATTGTCTTATTCCTATTTTTGAAATCATATCCTCATCTTTTAAAAATTAAATAAAATGAGGGTGGAATACCACCCTCTAAAACTTAACTACGGCAAGTCTCGTCTACTGTAACCTGCGTGGAAGCAAGGTTATAGGTTGAACGCTGGTTGAACTCACGTCCGCCACATCCGCAACCGCAATTATTCCGATTTCTTCCACATCCGTGTCCATTGTCGTAGAACACCTCGCGGTTCAGCTGGAACAACTGGTCACCGAAGTTCGCCTTCATATCTCCAACACCTTGCACTGTTGCGGAAATCGCACCATTTGCAGCGTACAACTGCTGTCCGGTCCAGCGTACATCAGGCTCCATACAGTTAACACGTCCTGTCAAGTTAGCCAGACCAACCGCAAACTGAGTACGCTCGTTGCAGCTATTATGCCAGCTATAAACAAAAAACGCAATGACAATGACAGCAGCAATCACCCATAAGGCGGTGGTTGATCCCCATCCCTTCTTGTGCTCACATTCAAGCTCTCGCATTGCAGCATACTCCTGTATGCTCATACCTGTAATATTATCCATAATTATGATTTTACATATCACGGTCAATATTGACCGCAAAGGCAAATTACGGAATAAATTACTTGCAGATAAAATATTTATTTTCCAGTTTGTTTACTATTTCTTTCCAATTGTTTTCCACAATCCATACCCTTTGTTTTTTAGCATTACGCCGCATCGAGCCGACAGCCTGTTTGGTTCTGTTAGTCAATGACGCTATCTCCGTGTCAGAGAAAATCTTGGCTAAATAACGCACAAGAAGATATCTGGCATTCGCACACTCTTCTTTATTGCTATGTATAATACCTGTTTCAGATATTCCCGTCACTGAAGCGACAACCTGCAATACATCCTTATATATTTCATCACTTTTCATATAATCACTGTTTGGATAAACAAAATACGTCGGAAAATTGTTAAGCAGTCTGGGACCGCAAAACAATTCTTGTTCCGACGTATTGTTTCTCCTTAGCGACTTCTACCTGATAAGGAGCGTGCGGTCCTTTTCTTACAATCCGGACCGCCGAAGATTTTTGTTATAACGAAAGACTGAATTGAAAAAAATACAATCTATAAATTACGGGCACCTCCTTTTTTTTCTTAACCATCTGACAATCATCATAGATATAAGCAATATATTCATTATCATAGACCATCCACCTATCTCTATTTTTGTTTTTTGCCACCAGTTTAATTTTTTCTCCACCTCTACAATCTTAGGTACTTCGATTCGCTTGGTTACCGTCATATAATGAGGTACAGTTACTATAAGTACCGAATTTGGCCATATTCCCAGCGAATGTTGCAATATTCCACCTGAATATCTAGCCCAGCTGTACGCATAAGGGTTGGAAAGAAAAGATACAGTGTCACGTGTCGCAGTACTATCTTTGTATGGGACCAGTCTTTCTGTTATGGTGGTATCATGTACTTCCACTGTTTCCGTTGTCTTGATCTCCACAGGAACATATCTGGTCTTACACGAAAAGACAAATAAAAGCACTATCACTACCGCAATCCATATATAGATTCTTTGTCTCATCTCTCAAATTTTATATCATTGATACGGTTCATCCAGCCTCTCTTAAATTTATTATTGGTCGGACGCTGATGACAAATATCTTCAATGAAATCAAACCGTGCAATCTTGATCATGTCGAACAACTCACGCGGATTCTTGGCATTTACCGCGGCAATGGTCTTGGGACCTACAATGCCATCCACCTTAACACCAAGCAAACGTTGAGGAATCTTAATTCCGTGCGCACCGGATGCCCAGACCCAATCAACCAATATATCAGCAACTGATTGCGATTTTATCTCATCAGCCTTCCATCTGTCCCAGTACATGGTTTTCAAGATTTCCGTCCATTCCTCTTTTGTGAGATTTTTCAATCTTTCAACTGTAGGCTTGGAATATCCTTTCTTTCGGCAATATGCCTCATAGGTTCCGATAGTCACCCCCATATTGGTAGCTCCGCCCAAGTCATCAGGATCATCAATAAAACCGCCTTCCCACTTTAGGATAAACGGTGCAAGTTTTCTTACGTCAGCCATACTACTCATTAATTATAATTATTCGATTTTATTTTCTTTGAATTCCGGCAGGATATATTGTATGTTAACCGCTGCTTCATGCAAGACCTTATGAAGTTCATCTTCATTTAAATCCGTTTCATCTGTAAACTCACAAAATATATTTCCAACCCAATCTTGAGATGAATTAAGCCGTTTAATAGCGACGCTGTTGCATCCATTTGTTGATAATAGAGATTTGGCAACCTTATCCTTAACCTGATTATCAATATCTGAATAGAACATGAAAAGATTCTTTGCGAGATTTTCTGCAAAAACGGCCACTTCACTCATGGGAAGTGATTGAATGCTTTCACGCATCCCGGCTATACCTTTTCGTTTTACCTCGAACTGCACCGAAAGAAAAGCTATATTCCCCAAAGGATGGGGTTGTACGATATATACCCTGTCTGCTTTCGTTTCATAAAGTACACGCCACAGCTCACCGAACACCTTGGCGGAATTTTCGCTGCGGTGGTAACTTCTTCTTTTCTCCTCTTGTTTAAAATATTCCACTTTCAAATCAGTCAGCTTGTTTTTGGTATACTGATTATAGGCGAAATAAGCTGCCAGCAATGTTCCGGCAGCACTAATAATGTTTGCAATATCTATCTCCATTACATTCACCATTTAATTATTGTATAATCCATCATTATAAGAAATATTAAAATTTCCAATCACTACTTATGACATCATCTGTTGCGCTGCCTGCTGCTCCTGTAACTGTTTCTCATATCTTTCCAGTACCGCTATAATCTTACTGGAGTTCGGGAAATTGCCGGCTTCCAATGCCGCCTTGAACGGTATAAGCCCCTTCTCAGCCTGTGCCATTAAAAGCTGGTTTGTCAACGCCCTGTATACCGGGCTGTCGCTATCCTCGCTAATTGAGATATCAATGTCAATATCATACATTGTATCCATATTATAGGGAATGGATTCACCGGAGACATTGACCGCTTTCGGGCCTGTATAGAAACATTGCATCACCTTTACTACCTTATATGCCACTTCAGTAAGAAATGAGTTGAATGTATTTATAAGATCCAGTATGGATGATGAGGCCTGTGCGGCCTTTGCCTGATAAAGCACACCGCTCTCGGAGCTTCCCGATTTACCTTGTAGTGCCGCCTGGACTCCTGACACGTCCTCCACCATGGAACGTGACAGTTGTATGATATAGTCAAAGCCTCCCGGGATGGATGATGCGGTCTTGGTATCAGGGGCATTACCAGATCTTTTGCTTGTATATAATATTACGCCGTTACTCTTCACATACTGCTCCGCTATATCCTCTATACTCATGTTGTCAGACAAGGACTGTTCATCTATCATCAACACACCCTTGGCCGCATTACGAATATAAAAATCAAGGGCTACCATGTAGTAATTGAAATATTCCTGAGACGGGATAATTTCAGATATGAACGGATGAAATTCTCCGTCAATATAAGGATATGGTTTGAACACAAACGGATGGAAAGATTCGGATCCATTCCAATACGGACTTTGTCCTTCCTCCAGCACAAATCCATCTGGGGAAAGATAACGGTAATACCAATACGTCTCGATTCTCCGTTCATAAGTGATCAGATTCTCGGCCGCATATTTATCCGGATCCATGAATGTAACGGGAGCCCCGTCCGTATCTAGCATGGGGGATCCATCAGGATTACGTTTTATATTAAGTTCAAGACGGCTACGGTTTATTTCCTTAATGCTCTCTTTCTGATCATAAGGAACAAAATAAGGCTCACTCTCCAAGGGATCATTACAAAACCAGGCCTTCCTCCTCTCCTTCGTCCATAATTCAATAACACGGCATTTTCCGAATTCCGAAGGATAGTAGAAATCGGTGGATTCAATCTGTGACGTGCGTGTGTCACGGCTGAACTGCGAGGCGATATATTCATTATCAAGGCAATGGTTATATATCTCCTTCAACTTTATATCATCAGAATCCGAATGTGAGAACAAAGCAAGCACCTCGGAGAAGTCAAGATCATGAAGGAGACCACAAAACCGTATGTCTGCAAGATTGAAATCAAGACTGTCAGGAAAGAATACAAAGTTCGGATTTACATAATCAGTGAACACGTCCAGTTTTCCATGACGATAAGCCCATGAAATTTTATATATAGGCAGACCGGATATAAGATATTCCTCAAAAGTACGCGCATCCAGTTCTGAACGCCTGTTGAGCTTCATGTTCTGCCGGAGTAAGGCTGACATAATGTCCGCATATTCCTTCTCCTCCGGATCAACAGCATTGCATACCGGCGCGGTATCGTTCATTCTGAACTGCCCTTGTACGACCCGTTTGATCTTACCCAATATGTTGGTCTGCAATGCAGGTATACCCTTCTCCTTAAGATATTGCTCCTTCGTTATATGCCGCCCGTTGTAAACAATCTGCCTCTCATACTGTTTTCCGTAGGCATACGATTTGCATTCGGCACGCATCTTTCTGAAAGGAGCAAGACGGCAATATGCATTATAGGCTACATGCAGCCATCTCTTGGCCCGCCGCTGTCCGTCGAATTTTCGATGCCCGTAAAGCAAGGAGTCAGATATTTGTTCGTTATCGCGCATGTTCATTATTCTTTTACGACAAAAATAGCTTAATAAGAACTGGACGAATGTATATAATGCAGTCAGCATTATATCAAAGCAGATACGGCAGATGAGATTATATTTGTATTATTAATCGTTTTTTATATGGAAAAGAAAACAATATGTGTGGATTTTGACGGAGTCATAGCACAATACGACGGATTTAAAGGTAATGACATCTTCGGTGACCCGATTGATGGTGTACAAAGTGCCATGGAAGTCCTAAAAAAGAAAGGATTCACAATCATCATTTTCACAACACGCACCGCCAGTTCCAAATTAAAGAAATACCTGAATGACAATCACATCACTTATGATTACATAAACGAAAACCCGGATCAGCCTAAAGGCAGCAATTCCGGAAAGCCCATAGCCGACATATATTTAGACGACCGTGCCATCTGCTTCAAGGGGAACTGGAAATACGCACTCGAATCCATCGCTTCCTTCATTCCATGGAACTCACAGAAGATAGATGAGAAGAAAGAATTTGAAAAAGCATTTGACAATTATAAGAAAATGACCAAAGAATATGCACTTTGCAACAGTTAAGACTTATGAAAACATCCATAAACAAACCGGAAATATTCAAATATGTCATTGCGCTTACAGCCCGGGCAGGAAAAGCCGGCGGTAATTATCCAGATATAGCAGCAACAGAAGACAATGAAGCTGTACTGGATCTTTATCTTACCGCCGCAGTAAATGAAGCGGAAGGCGAGCTTCGGCGCAAGATTAAAGACAGTAATGATATAAACATGACCTCTTCCGGGAATGAAATTATCATTGAATTCAAAAACTTCATACGCATGGATGAAGGTATCACGGACATGATACGCACGGCAATGAGACTGTATGCTTCACATTATCTTGCAGCCGCATGGCTGGAGCCTACAACGGATAAAGAACTTTGTGAAGGATACAGGACCAGTGCATCCGGATACTTGAAAAAAATAGTATCCGCCCTAAACCAACGATCAGAATTCATCGTACCAGAAGCCGACTACGAACAGCGCAATAATAATGACTATGAGTTGCAACAGAGCCAGTCCGGAAATGCAGACTACGAACAACGCAATAACAATGACTATGAGTTACAACAGAGCCAGTCCGGAAATGCAGACTACGGACAACGCAATAACAATGACTATGAGTTACAACAGAGCCAGTCCGGAAATGCAGACTACGGACAACGCAACAGAGACAACCTTTATACAGGAATAGGTTGCACAGGCATGGATGTGCTTACAACAGAAAATCCATCCGGTCCAGATGTTATATTAAGAGACAGATATAATAATCCTTTAATATACAAGCCATGAGAGAAAGAGAAATTTGGATACGCCTGCTGAAAAAGCAGATAGTAAACGATGTAGCGGTGCAATGCAATCTGATAGGACGCTCATTACAAAAGAGCGAAGATACAGAAGAAACTGCATCAGAAGTAATGACACCTGATGATGAGGCCACAAAGCCGGTTGTGGCCAGAGCGATGACGGAGGCTTTCGGTGAGGTGAAACGCGTCTGTCAGCAATATCTGATAACAGGCCGGGACACAGACGACAACCGTCTTGAGAGAATCAACGAAATGAACCGAAGTACTGAAACGATATCATCTGGATCACTGGGAACTTACAGCCTTATACCCGGACAAAGTTACATCATCCGAGTTATTACAGACGTATCTGTAACGGTAAACACATCAACAGACAAGGTGCTTGGTCAAGTAACCGGTACCGGGCAGTTTGAGTATATCCCTTCATCAAACGAGAGGATAAAGATAGAAGGCAGTGACGGCAAAGCGGAGGTGACTTACTTTTTTGGTGACTTCGGCATGTATGAATTAAAGCTTTCCATGCCTGCAAGTTTCAATATCAGCATGACGGAAACCATCAAAAGTTGCGCACACCGTATGATGGTGGATTATGTAATGAGTGCTGTCCTTAATAACCAACTTCCGGAAAAGGCGAAAGAATACGCGAATTTCTTTACCGGTGACATAGAGGGTTTGCGTGATGCCTTACGTTCAAGAATAAAACTGATGGGCAGGAGACCCACGGACTGGAGTTGATACGGTGCCGGTCCCGAAAGATCGGACTATGTGCCATCTCCGGAACCGGCTTTTTCCAATGCGGACACACGTTTTTCCAGTTCGGACAAACTGGTTTCCAAGCCGCTTACATCCGGTATCTCACCACGTATCTCGATCAAGGATTTTGATATTTCCTCAATTTTTTTGTCATATTCTGATTTCATCCGTTTCAACTCGTTTATAGCGGACACCATAAGCTCAAGATTCTGCTTGGTCTGGCTCTGGTATGTCCTGAACTCTTTACGATGATCATCATACGCTTTGTCCGCCAACCTCAAGATATCAACGATTATCAATCCTGTAAATGACAAATAAAAATCACCAATTCCGGTCCATTTCCCAGAAAGTTCATATTCCTGCCATTCCTCCGATTGGTCAATATGCTTCGTCTTCAACGCATAATCTCCCTGTGTATCCGTAAAACCTATTGTAAGATCACCTGAGGATTTACAAAGGAACCGCACTGAAAGAAACAAAGCATCATATTCTTCCGTGTAGTCAACAGTTATAGAAATGTTCTCTTCCGTCAGTTCTCCTTTCTTCTCATTAAATATCCTATGTTTCTCCGGCTTCCTGATGAGGCTGTTTTTCTGTAACACTCCCCCATTGCTAATATGCAGCAACTTCCGGTACTCATACAAATCCGTATATGCCCCCAAAGCATCATCTGAAAGATTAAAAAACTCCCATCCTGTCTTATCTGAGAAAGCGGAATTATATAGGTAATTGAATGTTGATGAGCATATATCAACTGCATCAACATAACTTTCAGCCGCCAGTGACTTGTCAAAAATAGACTGGTTGTCATTACCTCCTCCCGGTAAATAAGACGGAAGGCCAACGCCCCCTCTCCTGCTATTCCCGATTTCCTCTCTTTGCGCTTCCTGTCCGCTTCCTCCCTCAAGACGGAATACTGTCAAGACTTTACCTTTTTGTTTCATAAGTCGTTATCTTAGTCGTTTTTCAGGCATGATATCATATATCAGCCGTATTCCTGATATGTTCTCTTTAGCTGTCAGTGCTGTTTCCAACGCAATGCGGTAGTATTTGAAATACCTTCCTCTTATCGCTCCCACACGTCTGGCCTGCGTTTCCCCTATCTTATACCATTTCTTTCCATCCTGTGAAGCAAACAGTATCATTTTCTGCTTACCTGAAAAGATGCCTTGTACCGACATATCCATAAGCCGTTTTAACTGCAAAGTATCCAGTTTCAACGCTCTTGTAACAACAATCCCTTTATTTATCACCTCGGAGGAATAATCATATATATCTGTGAGCCGGACAATCCTGTCTTCAATATGCACATACGAATATGGAAATATATTGACAACAGATTTAACACGTCCAAACACGGCCGTGTTCCATCTGTTTTCAGGAAGAGAAAGCACAAAAGACGTATCCATATCCTTCAGCATAAAAATAATCCGCTGGTTCGCATAATCATAGGCTATCATGGCTGTCTTGATCAGTTCAATAGGAGGTTTGTCAATCATTTCCATATTTGTTCCAATTTCTTCCGGCACAGGTTCGAAAACTCCCTGCAACGCCTGTGATATACAATCTATGGAAGCCCCATTTGTGATCATAACACCTCTGGATGAAATGAACAACACTTCCGAATCCATCTGTGTGATTGATCTGGAATTCAGGCATACGTCTCTCTGTATCGGAGAAATGGTTGAATAAAACCCTTCAGAATTGACGCTCATCGCATAATTTCCGTCAGAACAGAACAGTAGCATGGGGAATTGTCCGAACTGTCCCTGTGATATGGCTGTAGTAACCGGACACATTGCATAAATGTCACCGTTCCCTATTGTATAAACTCCATTCAATGGGAAATAAAAAGGGTTTCCCACTTCCGAAACAAACATCTTGTTGCTCAGTTCCTCAGACTGCAAGGGTGTAACGGACGGTACGGATGCCGACGATTCATTTGTATTTTTTAACAAGCTACAAAAATACGCCCCATTTAAAGTCGGATGTTCCGCCAAAGGATACTCAAACACCATGGAACCGACCACAATCACCATTTTATACGCATCTGTATCAGGATAAAACAGATATACAGGAAGTATCTGTTCCAAAACTTCCGTATCACTTTTGACTACAACATCCCCGTTGCTCCCATGTATATACGTATATATTGAAACCGAAGAATCCCCACGACCTAGAAATTGTGATATACACATGGGATTGAATCCCTTGAAAAAAGTTCTTTTCACATTTGCAATATGCAGACGGCTGTTATATGTCGTGGAAAAGTCAGGAATGATGATATCGTGTGTCATATAATCATCTGTCAATGTCTCCCTAAGTTCCAAATTGCTCAAAATATGATCCATGTCCCCTTCCGCACCAAACAGATAGCGGATGTCGCTGGAAAGTTCGTCCAGTTCCAGAGTCTTCACATGATAAAAGAGGGAGGCGTTACATATTTCCTCCTTGAACTCATTACGTACTTCCATGCCCCATGCATATGTAGCAGCAGCCTCGTTTCCAAACTTTCTATCATAAGCCTCGCTAAAAGGCCTTGGTGGATAGGAGTACTCTGACAAATCATCCATAATATATCCGTATGTGTTGCTCTTGCCTTGGGGAAGATCTTTCAACAGACTCTGACTCATGTCTATTTCACCGTCCGTATAAAATGTATAGAATTGGGAGGATATAAAAATATCCACTCCTTTTATAATATCCCCCCACTCCTGTATCGCCTCCTTGTCATTGTTGGCACATGCGTATGAAAGCCATGAGCAGAATGAGGATATATAACCAATGCCGGTAAAAATCACCTGACTCAGCCGCTCAATTTTACTGACTACCACCGGTGCACCGGAGTCATTAGGCAACATAAGCACAGGTGCGGACTGCATGATGACAGAACCGTCATAAAGGCGGTATGCATAACGTACAAAAAAAGGGAAAATGAAATATCCGTCTTCTTGCTGTTCTGCTATATACTTGTTTATCTCAGCATGTACTTTTGTGGATATCCCCTGTACATATTCATCTTTTATCTGCCATTTATCCCCATTAATCCACATCTGTTCCTTCTTGTACAGTTCAAATTCTCCGCTTCTTCTTACAGTTGAATGCAAGGAAAACACCAAAAGTGGTTCCGGAGGTTTCTGCCCCAGATATTTGTAGTTTCCATTTTTCCATAAGAAATAATGCATCCCGTCCTCAGCAAAGGCGACAAGCGTGTTTCCTACCGACAACAATGAACTGGCAGGTATAGACTCATCCAGCAATGTAAGTGACAATTCCCCCTTATTATTCACATCAGCCCAATATAATGACAGACCGTCTTGAAAAATAAAATGTGAATATGACGTAGCGGAATGTATATATAACAGTTTAGCGGAGTTATGACTTTGTGGAAGGATATATTTCTCTCCGGCAAGAACAGAAGGCCTGATACTGCCGTCATGAATCTCCAGCCCGACAGATGCGGAAAGCTGCCCGTCAGGAGAAATATCGGAATAAGGTGTCAGGTTAAGTCCCGAGAAAGATATTTGTTTCTCCGTCATAATACTTCTTTTTTATAAAATGAATAATAAACATCACAAATATAACAACTTACATGTTCCTGTTCTGTATATTCTGAACAGTTGAGGCTATATCCCTTACCGGAGATGTCGAGATCCGCCACACAACGGTCACGACAGTACCGTCCTTGCCTTTCAGAAAAACCGGCTTCCCATGAAAGCGCAACCTGCATATCTCATTCCCACCCCCGATTCTTTGCAAAGCACGTGTCACATACGGACTATGAATCTCACAAGATGAGGGAAGAAAAAGAAGATGGGGACGGTTCTCACACAACGGATCATAAGAGAATATCATATATGCCCTCACTTCCCCCAACACAACGATCTGTACAGAGTATTTTTCCGTCAATCCGGCTTTCCGAACACATTTTTTACTTATAGTCACATGCTTATGCCTGCCATTAACATATATATGATGCTGAAGCACGGGAATCTTAAGTTCCCGTGCTGTTCTTTTAATATCTGACGGTATGTTTGCCAGTCTCATAGCGGAAACAACGGTATCAGTTTGTACGCTACCGTCTCACCGTCATGCTCGTCCTGCACTTTCCATTCCTCAAGCCGGAAAGTGTATGAGGTTACCAGCGGATCTATTTTCAGATCATACAATATCTGGCTTGGCGGTGTCGTATCCAAATCAGCATAGCTGGAAAAGAAGCGAAGACATCCGAGGAAACGTCCTCCCACATGATTGATATGTGTCCGGTTCATCCATTCAGGCTTGCATGGCTGGAGCATGACGCTGTCCTTCCCCAGTTCTTTAAATATTATAAAAGCTCCGGTGGGCATTTTGTCACGGACAAACATCCGTCTGAAAAGAATGTCCCTGTGCAGTCTGGTATTCCGAAGACGGCATATAGATGTATAACCTGTCCTTACCGGCTCCTTTCTGTTTTCCTCCAGCCGCTTGTATTTCTTATCCAGATCCTCTATATGATCCGGATGGATCAGAATATTTTTTCTCTTGTTCTCCATGGCTAGTCCTCAATAAAATCAATCATGAAATACTCTTTCCAGGACACATCCCCGTTGTCAAAGCACACAAGCGCCCGACTCCCGTCCTTTGAAATCTTCCTTACTGTCCCCGTACAGGTGATATCCCCGTCAAAAAAGACACGCGCACCTTCCTTGCACTGTGTCCTGAATACATTAATTTTCATTGTCGTCTTTTTTATTTAAATGGTTGGATTATTAGAATACTGTTTGTTGCAATGCAACAGTTCGAAATAGCCTGTCATGGCTCCCCTTGGAAAAGCACAATGACATGGAAGACCATATATCTGACATGCGCAATGTTCGCACGGTGCTCCGGTCTGCTCATATTTCGTAACCGCATCCTTTCTTGTCATAAGCTCGTTATAATGTATCTCGCTACATTCCTTCCAGTCATCATCTTTCGGACGTACGGACATAGCCGGATCTATCTCCGCATAATAATAACGCATCTCTACTTTCTGCGGATTAGCGCGCGATACAAGTATACGTCCGAAATGACGGTAAAGCCTGTTCGGCAGCACCTTGCCTTCCGGCACGGAGCGCAACTGCGGTATGAACTGATCCTCCTTGTGGAAGAGCCGTATGAGTCTTATCACCCATAATAACATCTTTTTTCTCATGGTTCCTGTTTTTTTGTTTCCTTGCGGACATAACGATAAATAACATTCTGTGCGTTGAGGCTTATTTCATCACACATTTCTCCGAATAACGCGCTCATACGCTCATCACCGAAACTGTCTACATACCGGGTTATGTCCCGGCACTCTGCCGCAGCCTTCTTCGCCCTGACCACTACGGGAAGGGTTACGGAACGATCAAATCCTTTGAGATATTCCTCGAACTCCAGCGCCGCGCCATAAAGCATGTCAGCGAATACGAATACCTGATGCATCAACACCAGCGCCTTATCCCTCTCCTGTGGTGTAAATTTTGGTAGAAGAAATGACAACGGCACATGTTCACGAACATTCTGCAAGGCCGCAATTTTTCGTTGCAGCTCGGCCATTCTGGCGTAACGGCGTTCCTTTATCGCCATAGCAAGCTGCCTTTGTAGTTTTTCTAGTTCTTTTTCCATTTTATATCCATTTACGACGGCTGTTGCCGCCAAGGTGAACAATATTGAACATCTCCTTGACACGGTCCAACACATAATCTCCGTATAGGTTGCGAAACTGCGACAAATCCTCCATGTCGATGTTTGTCGTACCGAATGTAAGCATCTCATGCCGAAGTTCGTAACGCATCTGCAAGATGGTCTGTATGACATTGCACGACGTACCGAAATGCTTTGCATTTTCCTCCCGCCCAATCTCGTCAATTATCAGGTGTCCGGCCATGCCTTTTGTTGTCCATCTGTCAAGCGCCTCCGTACCTTGGGAGGAATAACGTAAGGCTATCTCCGTGGCCGAACGCATCTCAAAACAGATGTCGGAACGGCGACAACCGTATACCAGTCTGTTGATAAGTGCCATATAGACTTGCAGTCCTTTCAAGATGGTGGTCTTCCCGCTTCCCACCGGACCATAGAGCAATATTCCTTTCTTTCCGGACAGCACATCTGACTTATGCCATACCCATTGGTATATCTCGCTTAGCAATTGACAATTTGAATCGTCCACCATGAAATCAGGAGTAACAGTCCGCATGGAAAGTATCAGCCTGTGCTTCCAGAACTTCTCTATTTCCTCATCGGACAACATCATCCTTACGTCTCCCATCCGGAAGTTATACTTTCCCCTGTCCTCCCAGTTTGATGATGTGTGGGGGATCGATTTCATGACCGTAATTGTAGTCCTGTCCTCCGGTCCGGGCATTAGTTCTTTTATCTGTTTTGGTTCTTTCATCGGATTTACATTCAAGCTTTTTATTCAGCCAATTGGAGAAATGCCTATATTCGTCTCCCGGATTGACCATTGTACAATTCTCATTCTGAAGTTTCCGGAAAAATTCTTCCAGAAAGTCCGATAATGTTTCCTGATTGAAAGCCTTGTATCCCTCATGATGTTTGTTCATGATGAGGCCTTCCGCCCAGGAATCGTTCCGCTTCATCTCATCAAACAATTCCTGCAAGGGTTTCAAGGGGGAAGAACCAAAAACTTTTTCTTCTTCTTTTTGAAATAAAACATCATCATTATCATTCTCATAATCATTTATAGTTAGGTTTGTTACGCTTTGATAGCCCTTGTTACTTTTGTTATCACTTGTTAGATTTGTTACTTTGTGATAACACTTGTTACTTTTGCTATCTTTTGTTACATCCTTATTATACCGACTGGCCATACCTCTCTTGCCAGCCTCACTTCTTTTTGCTATAATATCGTCGTATTTGTCTTTATTAGAGTCTATCTGTTTCTTTATAAAGGAGAATGCCATTTTAGCCAACGGTCTCAGCTCCGACAATGTCCCCGACTCGGCATATTCAATGACCGCATCGTACACTTCAAGTCTGACCTCCGGTGGATAATCCACTAACACCTCTTTCCATTCAGTATAAAAAACAAAAGACTTCCGTCTGCTTTCCTGTCCCATAATACGAGTATATTATTTAATCATTTATTAATAGTCAGCCTGAACAAGCCACGTTTTACAACCTTTCTTTGTATCAGTCCTTCCCTTATCATTACCGGAACAAGATTCCGCACATATTCGATAGAGATAAATTCCGTTCTGACAAAAAGATCCTGCAAGGTTCCCAAAAAGCCATCCGGCCCGCAATTTTCTATAGCGCGAAGAATACATACTTTTGAGAAGCCCAATTTAAGCAACAAGGCACGAGAAAGAATGACTGTATCAGGTGGTACGTAATCCTGAACTCTCTTATGTTCAACCAGCAGATCTGTTTCAACAGCCATACGCACACGATGGTAATCCCTCCATTGTCCGTTGCCACAGGTCAGCTTTCCTGCCATACGGTCAATATCAGTCACTGTGGTACACGTACCATTATAGGTTAATATTCGATCTCCGATTTTCAGTTTTTTAAATTGTAAGGCATTCATGATATTTTGATTCCTTTCTTTCTAGTTTTAAATATTAATCTTTTTCGATGAAAGTGTTAGTCGTGTTTATCACACCAGCAGAATCAACGCTCTTACCATCCCGGATAAACACTTTTTCTCGCATTAACTCTTCATAGTCATAT